ACTCTAGCTCCACCTGTAAGCGATGTGCTGAAATATGCCAATGCTTTGGTTGAAGCTGGAATCTTAAACGCCACTTCTGTTGGCTTTGGTGTCAAAAACTTTGAGAAAAGAAAAGACGCTAATGGTCGACCAAGCCGTGGCATGATCGTTCACAAAGCCGTATTACGTGAGGTATCTCTCGTCTCGGTTCCTGCGAACGCTAACGCAATAAGGATCGCTAAATCCTTGGACATTAGTAATGATGTAGTTAAAACCTTTGTATCTGTTGACGGAGCCGATTCCGGTATTGATGTCGACGATGATACACCATTACCACTTTCTGTGGCGCTTGAAAAGGCTCAAACACTTCTAGCTGCTGGTCATAAATCTAGCAATACCCATAATCCTAACTCTGTCTTTGGACAAGTAAAGATTAAAGATAAACAATTACTCGATGCTTATAATAAAGCTAAGAGTGTTTTAAAGAAATAAGGAAATAATATGTCCATTTCACAAAAAATCGAAGCCGCTAAGTCCGCTATCGAAGCTAAGAAATCTGAACTCGCAACTCTGGCTCAAGCTGCTGCTGAAGGTCAAGACGTTGACGCAGAAACTCTCGAGACTTTAACTAAGTCTATCGAACAAGACCAAGCTAAAGTTGAGTCTTTAGAGAAAGCTGAAGCTGTATTAGTACAGAAGTCTGCTCCTGCATTTATCCGTAACAAGTCTGCTAATGAGTATTCTTTCGAGAAGCAAGCGTTGGTTGCTGTTAAGGCAAAAGTAGAAAACATGAGCCAATTGGCTGCTGCTGAAGCATTGTATGGTCAAGATTCTGGCACATACGCTGTTACTAAAGCTGCTACTCCAGAAGCTCGTACAGACGTTGCTGGTTGGGCACAAGAACTCGTTCGCGAATCTTATGGCACATTCCTTGAGTTGCTCCGTCCTGCTGCTTTGTTGCCACAGTTGGCAGCTAAAGGTGGCGTAAGCTTGTCTTTCGACAAGAACAATGAAGTTATCATCCCATTCTACGCTGGTTCTACAACCGCGTTGGCTGGTGCTTTCATCGGTGAAGGTCAATCCATCCCTGTGAAGAAAACTGCATTCGGCAGCAAGAAAGTTTCTGCTAGCAAGTTAGGTGTAATCACTGTAGCCTCTTCTGAGATCCTACGTCGCTCTACTCCTGCAATCGAGCCAATCCTCCGTGATGCTATCATCCGTGATACAGCTGCGTTGTTGGACTCTGTAGCATTCTCTAATGCTGCTGCAACTCCATTGTCACCTGCTGGCTTGTTGAATGGTGTAACACCAATCACAGCTACTGGCGTAACAACTGCAGAAGTTATCGCTGCTTTGAAACAAGCTATCACAGCTATGACAAATCAGAACCGTACAACTAAGCCTGTTGCTATCATGACTCCTGCTGTTCACCTCGGCTTGAGCATGACAATGACTGCTACTGGTTCTTTCGTGTTCCAGAATGAGTTGTCATCTGGTCGCTTGTTAGGTATGGACGTGTTAGTTTCTAACGCTGCTCCTGCTGACAGCATCATGTTGGTTGACGCTGCTGAAGTTTACTTCGGTTTAGGTACTCCTTCATTCGCAGTTAGCGATACAGCTTCTCTAGAGATGGCTGACAACCCAACAACTGGTCCTGGCTTGAACGCTTCTATGTTCCAGCAAGACATGTTGGCAATCCGCATGATCACCACAACTGGTTGGTCTGATATCCGCGGTGGCTCTGTACAAATCGTTGACGGTTTGGGTGGAGTTTAATCCAGCGTTTTGATTCTTAATTTAACTATTAAGTAAATCTATCTAGCCCATTCTTCGGAGTGGGTTAGAGTAGTTTTATTTATCTATTTACATACAAGGAGTGGTGCATGAGCAAAGGTATCGTACACGATATCACAGTAGATTATTCTCGTGATAGTCTATTTGACGAGTTAGGTTTAATCCGACTTAAAGAGAGTTACATGACTGAGGAAGAAAGTTCTCCTCAGGAACGCTTTGCTTTTGTTTCACGCGCCTTTGGTAGCGATCTTGAACACGCTCAGCGGTTATATGAATATAGTAGTAAACATTGGTTGTCGTACTCTACGCCGATCTTATCATTTGGACGGAGTAAGCGTGGATTACCGATTTCTTGTTTTCTTAATTATATTGAAGATTCGTCTGAAGGTTTGGTGGATAACCTCTCTGAGACGAATTGGCTCTCAATGCTGGGCGGTGGCGTTGGCATTGGCTTTGGTATTAGATCAGCTGACGATAAGTCTACTGGTGTTATGCCTCACCTAAAGATGTACGACGCGTCTTCCTTGGCTTTCCGTCAAGGTAGAACTCGTAGAGGCTCTTACGCCGCATATCTCGATATCTCACATCCTGATATTATCTCATTCTTAGAAATGCGGAAGCCTACTGGCGATCAAAATATGCGCACATTGAATCTTCATCACGGTATAAATATTCCTGATGCCTTTATGGAAATCATTGAAAAGTCTATGTTAGACTCTGATTTTGATGATTCATGGAACTTAATTGATCCTGCATCTAAAGAGATTCGCGAGACAGTATCTGCAAAAGATTTATGGCAAAAGATTTTAGAATTGCGTATGACAACTGGAGAACCTTATCTCCATTTTATCGATGCTTCTAACCGCGCGTTGCCTCAACATTTAAAAGAGTTAGGCCTTAAAGTTCACCAATCCAATTTATGTAGCGAGATTATTCTCCCTACTAATGAAAAGCGAACTGCTGTTTGTTGCCTATCTTCCCTTAACTTGGAATACTATGACGACTGGAAAACAGACACTCTATTTCTTCGTGATGTTGCCGAAATGCTTGACAATGTTCTTCAGTATTTTATTGATAATGCTCCAGACTCAATCAAACGCGCTAAGTATTCTGCAATACGTGAGCGCAGCATTGGTATCGGTGCTTTGGGTTGGCATGCTTATCTTCAGCGAAATAATCTTCCCTGGGAATCAGCACTCTCAATAGGTCGCAATAAGAAAATCTTCCAACATGTTAGGACATCACTTGATGAAGCCAACAAAGAACTCGGCACACGTCGAGGAGAAGCCCCAGATGCACTTGGGACTGGTAATAGATTTAGTCATCTTATGGCTATTGCTCCTAACGCTAGCAGCTCTATTCTTATGGGCAACACTAGTCCTTCTATTGAGCCCTATCGGGCAAATGCTTATCGCCAAGATACTTTATCTGGCAGTCATTTCAATCGTAATCGTTACTTGGATAAAATCGTAAAAGAGTTAAAGCCTAACGAGTACGATGAGGTGTGGTCAAGTATTATCGCTAATGATGGTTCTGTTCAACACCTAGCATGGTTAGATGATTGGACTAAAGAGGTCTTTAAGACTTCCATGGAAATCGACCAACGTTGGGTTGTACAACACGCTGCCGATCGTCAAGAGTTCATCGATCAAGCGCAGTCATTAAACGTGTTCTTTAGACCTGACAGCCATATCAAATACATTCATGCGGTCCATTTCCAAGCTTGGAAGCAAGGACTTAAGACTATGTACTATTGTCGATCTGATAAGATCGCTAAAGCGGATAAAATCTCCAAGAAGATTGAACGTGAAGTAATAAAAGAAATTAACCTACACGATTTAACAGAAGGCGGCGAGTGTCTCGCTTGTGAAGGATAACATGAAACATACTCATACTCACCATATTGTCCCGCGACATGCTGGTGGGACTGACGAGCCTAGCAATTTAATAGAGCTTTCTATTAGTGAGCACGCAGAGGCGCATAGAGTTTTATTTGAAACGCACGGTAGATGGCAGGATAATGTTGCTTGGAAAACTTTAAGTGGACAGCTGACAATTACTGAAGCCCAGCGGGAAGCACAGCGTATAGGAAGAATCGAAGGCGGTCTTACTAATGTAAAGTCTGGTCATCTTCAAAGTATTTCTTCAAAAGCTGGTAAGATCGGTGGAAAAACTCGAGGCCCAATACAAGGCAAGGCCAATGTAGCATCAGGCCATTGGGCTAACTGCACCTCTCTTGGCGGCAAACGCTCTCATGAATTAGGAAATACATCTAAAGCAGGTAAGCTCGGGTGTAAGACGACTAATCGACGTGTAATGTCTATCGATGATGGGAAAATCACCACTTGGGGTAAGCGTTCTGCCTATGAGCGCAAGACCGGTTATCAACATACTTGGATAGATTTATGACAAAACATAGACTTACAGATACTCGCAATTCTTTTAAACCTTTTAATTATCCTTGGGCGTACGATTCGTGGCTAAAACACGAACAATCCCACTGGATGCATTCTGAAGTCCCAATGGCTGAAGACGTTAAGGATTGGAAGAGAAAGCTTACACCACATGAAAAACAGTTCCTAACAAATATCTTTCGCTTTTTTACGCAAGGCGATATTGATGTGGCAGGCGGCTACGTAAATAACTATTTACCGCATTTTCCTCAACCTGAGGTTAGAATGATGTTAATGGGTTTCGCTGCACGTGAAGCATTACATATTGCAGCTTATTCTCATTTGATTGAAACTCTTGGAATGCCGGAATCAACGTATACCGATTTTCTCGAATATACGGAGATGAAAGATAAGCACGATTATGTATTAGAGATTAGCTCAAAGAATGGTACAATTGCCTCTACAGCTGAACATATTGCGGTATTCTCTGCGTTTACTGAAGGTATGCAATTATTTAGCTCATTTATTATGTTATTGAATTTTGCTCGCCACGGTCTTATGAAAGGAATGGGACAAATAATCACATGGAGCATAATAGACGAGACAATGCACTCTGAGTCTATGATTAGATTGTTTAAAGAATATATTAAAGAGAATCCTGAGATTTGGAACGATGAGCTCAAATCAAAAATCTATTCTATCGCCGAACGGATGGTAGAGTTAGAGGATAAATTTATCGATCTATCTTTTGCTGGATCTGATATGCGCAACTTGACTTCTAATGATGTTAAGGAATACATTCGCTACATTGCGGATAGACGCTTAATTTCATTAGGTCTCAAAGGCATCTTCAAACGCAAAAAGAATCCATTGCCGTGGGTCGAGGAGATGATCAACGCTCCTGTTCATGGTAACTTCTTTGAAAACCGCGTTACAGATTATGCCAAAGGCGCTTTATCTGGCTCATGGAACGATGTTTGGGGCAAGGCTGCCTAACATGCGTGAAGTGTATATCGGCAAAACGATCGTTTTACAAAATCAAAAATTTGAGGCAGATGAGTTCTACTTTGTAGATACTCCTCTTGCGCTCGCAATTGTCTCATCTGGATGCGGAGTTTACGCAGACAGTGAACCCAATTCCAATGAAGGAGAAGAACAATGAATGCAGTTTTAACACTCAAACCTGTTACTGACAGTAAAGGTAACGTATGGCATGCAGGTAACATTATCGGTCTGCCACCTAAAGTAGCAAAAGCTTTTGTAGCATCAGGCGACGCCTTAGATATGGCTGGCACAAACTTTGCTACTGCCCCAACGCCTGATAACAATGCTGCTCCTGTAAAAGCTCCGGCTGGTGCAGATTTCTCATTAGCAACTGTAGGTATCAAGACTTTGTCTGGTAATACACCAGTTCCGCCTAAGACGCCTAAGCCTGCTCCTGAGCCAAAGCCTGAGCCAACACCAGTTCCAGCTCCAGCGCCAACTCCTGAGCCAACTCCAGTAACTCCTGAAGTTACGCCTGAGCCAACACCTGTAACTCCTGAGGTTACACCTGAAGAGCCAGCACCAACAGTATAACTATAATCGGAAGGAGGCATCCCTATGGGATTACTCGATAGAATTAAAACGCTCGTCGCTTCCGACAAAGAGAAAACAGTTACAATGGGCGGCTGGGAAACGATTGAAGGATACTTTCCTCAATCTTTTACTCCTGGCTGGTTCCAACAAGGGTATACGCCTGGTGCAAGCAAGTCCTACAATCCTGATGTGTCTGCCGCCATTAGTCTCTATAAACGAGCGCTGATGGCAGTACCAACGAAACATGTGCGCCGCACTAAAGATGGCGCTGTTACCGAAGTCTTAGATACTTCCGCGTTAAGCGAGGTCTTTCATCGTCCTAATATCTATATGACTTGGGCCGAGATGATAGGTGTAATAGTAGACGGTCTTTTGACTAAAGGTGAATTCGCCTGTTTTGTTGAAGAAGATGGCCGCGGCCGTCAGTCAACTATTCATCCATTAAATGAGTTTCAGATGATCGCTGCGGAAGATGGTTCTATCTTCTATCAGGTTAATTTCCACGATGCCGTTAAGTATCTTGGTCCTGAGTGGTCTACATGGACTGATGAACACGGTCGCATGTACATTCCTCAGCGATACATCGCACACGGTCGTTTTGAAGTCGATCCACGTAATCCATTACGCGCTCTAGCTCCATTACACGCTTATGCGAACTCAATCGGTCTTGGTTCCGTGCTTCGTGCCGGTCAAGAAGTATTCCATACAAACAAAGGGCAACCTTCTGGTGTATTGACTACTGATGCCGCATTGACCGCTGAACAGGCTAATCGTCTACGCGATCGCTGGAATGATATGTCGCAGAAGATGAAACAAGGTGAAACGCCTATTCTATCTAATGGTCTTCGTTGGCAAGCGACTTCAGCGTCCGCCAATGAGAGTCAAGTAGTTCAGTTACTCGGTTTCACTACTAAAGATATCGCTAAAGCGTTTGGTATTCCACCAATCCTTTTAGGCGAGAATTCTGGCGTAACCTACAATAACTTAGAACAGTTGATGTATGGTTGGCGTACTACAGGTCTCTTATCTATCTGTCAGATTATCGAACAGGCGTTTGAGTACGCTTATGATATTCCAAAAGATGAAGAGATGATGTTAGACATTAGTGACCTGGCTCGTGCTGATTTAATGAATAAGGCTGAGATGTTAAAAGGTCTTGTTTTAAACGGTATTATGAAGCCTAACGAAGCTCGCGCTAAGTTAGATCTCGCTCCAGTACCTGGCGTCGCCGATGAACTTGTTGCTCAGGCTCAAGTACAACCAATGCAACAGAACGCAGATAATGCCGCTGATCGCAATCGCCGTGAGAATGATAAAGTTGAAGCGCAAGCCGCTCACCTTGACGCTCAAGCGGAACAGATTACCAATCAGCCAGTAACTCCACCTACACCTCCTACACCTCCGCAAGATACTCCTCCAAAGGAAGATCAGGCAAAGAAGGAGATTGATATGGAATCCTTGGATCTCATGTTAAAAGGTGTGTTTAACTCTTAAGGAATACTATGGACGCTCGTCTACAAGAGGCGCTTAAACGCGCAAAAGGTCTACTAGGTGAAGAGCCTGTTTCAAACGATCCAAATGAATCTGTACTAGAAGATTTTGATAAAGTCGTTGCCGAAGCACGCGCATACTTAGTGGCTAATGAATCGACCATTTCAGAAGACATCGATATTGAAATTCGTTTCTCTAAAGATGAATTCGAAATTAGTTTTGAAAGTGGTAACGACTAAGGAGATAGTATGAATAAAGAAACCTGTTTAGAGTTTCTCAAATCTCTTCTCTTCGTTGAAAAAGGTAATCCATATCATGATAGCAAGAATGGCCAATTCACGTCTCGTGGAGGTGGCGCAAGAGGTGCTGGCACCGCTAAGCCCTCTAAGGGTGGTGCTGCTGGCACTCCTAAGCCTACCGCTGGGACAATGTCTCCAGCTGCGGCTGCTAAGATGAAAGCGCAACTAGACGCTGCTGGTGGTCCGAAGCGTGATATGGACAAGAAGCAAGTGTCTGGTGCTTATCATTCTGATAACGCTATTACCGATCCGTATTATAAACGCGATGCTAGTGATGGTGGTGTATACTACAGTGGTCAATGGAGTAAGTCAGAGAAACCTCCAAAAGGTTACGATGCATCTATGCCTAAGGCACCAAGAACTCCTACAGTAAAAGAAGGTGACTTCTCATCTAAGAGTTCATGGAAACCTCCAATGTCTATGAAGGATATTGATGGTCTTAGAAGCAAAGGTCCTGCTGGAGTCTATGCTGCTCGCGTTATGATGAATGATTTATATGCGCATGCAAGTAAACGTCAAGGCACTGGAGTAGAGGCTCATAAGTTTGAATCTCAAGGTCAAAAGAAGTATCTGGCTGAGCGTGGTTTGTCAACAATGAACTGGGAATGGCATCATAAGATTTCCGGCGGCAAAGGTGGCTCTAACTCTGGCAAAAACATGGCTTTGCTGAATGGTGGCGAACACACCGTGGCTCATATGTTAGAGGCTGTTATAAATCCTATTCGCACTGCGAAAGGAACGAAACCAGGCAACCTTGGTGTGTATCCTAGGATTGAAACAGCTACAGCTGCTCGTGCCCAAAATAACGTGACTAAACAGTTAGGCTCTCAGGCGGGTAAGTTACGTAATGCTAAGTATGGTAAAGACGGAAGTAAGCCTATGTCTGCTTCTGAGTTTAAGAAGTTAGAGACAAAAGTCAATCAACAAGTTAAGCCTTATATGGACATTGCTATTAAAGCTGGTGTTTATAAAAAAGGCAGTAAACTAATGTTTGATCGCAAAGGCGTTGTGTATCAAAAACCTAACGCTATTAATGAGATTCGCGGATATTTAACCAAAAGTCCAATTGAACCTAATAAACCAATTAAGAAGAGGTAATGTATGGCATTTTCAAGAGATGACGCAGAGAATTTATTCGGTGAGTATCTTGGACAACAAGATGATTTTGAACAAGAATGGGCAATGTTCCAAGAATTTCTTGACACTGAAGATCCGTTGACCGAACAAGCCACAAAAGACTTCCTTGATATTCTCATTGAAGGTCTATCTGATACAGATCCAGAACCAAAGAAACGTTTAAACGACGCGATCGCGAAAGCGCTTAAAGTCGCTAATTCGTAAACAGTTTTCTGAAGGCCGCTAAACACGGTCTTTGGAAAGTTGTTTACTTCTCACGTAATTAAAATCGGCTTCACGATAAGGAATAGAAACATGACAGTAGAAAAGGGTCTAGTTGCCGTTGCAACGCAAATGAAACAATATGTGGATGAAAAGGACCAAATCGTCCTTGACATTATCCAAGAATCTAATGACAAACTCAAGGAAGTATTTGATTTAGTCAAGGCTATTCCTGCAGGTGAGCAAGGTCCACAAGGCGAGCAAGGTCTCCAAGGCGAGATCGGTCCGCAAGGTGAAAAGGGCATTGATGGTCAAGACGGCACTAGTGTGTCTGTTGATGAAGTCGTGGCCTCTCTCATCGCTGACGAAACATTTATCTTACGCGCTCAAGGTCCACAAGGACTACAAGGCGAGCAAGGTTTGCAAGGTGAAAAAGGCGAGCAAGGCGAAGCCGGCGAGTCAGTCACTATTGAACAAGTTAAAGAAGTTCTAATCAACGACGTTGAGTTTGTGAAATCTTTAGTTGGTGAAAAAGGTGACACAGGCGCTCAAGGTCCTCAAGGAGAGCAAGGTGAATCTGGTCAATCTGTTACCGTCGACGAAGTTAAGGCAAGTCTCTTATCTGACGAAGAGTTCGTTAAATCCATCACAGGACCTCAAGGTCAAGAAGGCATTGCCGGCCCTGTTGGTGAAAAAGGCGACCAAGGAGAACGCGGAGAAAGTGGACCTGAAGGCCTAAGTATTAAGGCTTTTGAACTTAGCGAAACTGGCGAACTCACTATTGAAATGAGTGATGGTCAGTCTATCGATCTTGGCGTGATTAAAGGCGCTGATGGTGTTGATGGTAAAAACTTCAACGCTGAAGAGTTCTTAGCCGTATTCAAGTGCGATAATGACCTAATCGAGTCGCTTAAAGTGTCACCAGAGGATGTCAAGAAACACCTCGATGACATCGTTACTGAGTGGAATAGTAACTATACTGAACAGTTTAAATCATTCGTCCAAGACACTCAAGCACAAGTAAACCTGAAATTAGAAGCCGTAGATGAATATCTAATGGCACAGGATTTAATTGCCAAGGCTGCTGAAGAAGAGTTAACACTCACTAAAGCTGCTCTTGAAGACGAAGTAAAAGACGCTACAAATGAACTCATTGAAATGCAAAAGGCAGCTATTGCCGATCAGTTATTTGAATTTGATAAACAAATCGCTGTAGCGAAAACTAAATCTCTTCAGTTCGAGATGGCTATCGCTGAAGCCAACCGTAGTAAAGTTCAACAATGGACTCCTGATACTGTTGTCAAGGCGGGTCAGTGGGTAGAACACGATGGAAGATATTATGTCGCCAATCGAGATAGTGATAGTACTCCTGGCTCTAGCACAGCTTACAGCCTCGTTCTTCGTGGCTTTGAGTTTCGTAAGGCTTGGAATGCTGATACAAATTATGAAAGACTTGATGTCGTCATCTCGTCGTCGGGGTCTGCTTGGATAGCAAACAAATCTCAGCCTGAAGGCGAGCCTGGCTCAACTCCAGATTGGAATCTATTATGCAAGCGCGGTGAACGTGGTATCAAAGGTGACTTAGGCCCTCAAGGTCCTCAAGGCGAAAAAGGTCTTGATGCTCTTGATATTATCGATTGCGTGTATGACTATGCTACTGAAGAACTAGCTTTCATTAAGAGCGATGGCTCACGTATTTCATTCGATTTACCTGTTATCTCTATGATACAGGACATGGTAACAAAACAATGGTTAACTCAGTATGACACATATGAGTTGCCTATTACTGACTTTAAAGGTTTATGGAATTCTAACCGCGAATATAGTCGTGGCGATGTTGTTTCATATGGCTATGGTCTTTACGTCGCTAAGTCTACCTCTAATGGCGTAGCGCCACAAGAGTTTATTAGCGCTGATGCTGTCATCGCTTCTGGTAATGCATGGCAACTAATGGTAACTGCAACTGGTGGTGGCGGTGGCACAGGTTCTGGCGATGGTTTGCCAGGTCCTATGGGTCCTCGTGGTCCACAAGGTCCTATGGGTCCATCAGGCACGCCTGGCGCTCCTGGTCCTATGGGAATGCAAGGTCCGCAAGGCCCACAAGGCGCTACTGGCGCTCAAGGTCCGCAAGGCGCTCCTGGTCCTACTGGTGCCAAAGGCGACGCTGGTCCTGCTGGCAAAGACGGTAAAGATGGCGTTGATGGTGCACAGGGTCCTCAAGGTCCTCAAGGTGCCGCTGGCGTTGGTATTACCTTATTAGGTCGTATTCCAACTGTCGCAGATTTACCAAAGAATGCTAAGCAAGGCGATACATATATTATTGATGCAACTGGCGATGCTTGGTCGTGGTCTGATGCTAATAATGCGTTTATCAATTTAGGCCCAATCGTTGGTCCACAAGGCGAACAAGGTCCTGTTGGTCCTCAAGGTATGCCTGGACAGAACGGCCAAAACGGTCTAAACGGTAACGACGGTGCTCAAGGTCCTGCTGGTCCTACAGTAGTTTCTAGCGATAGAGATAACGCTGCACGTCTTGGTTCTGATGGTTTCATCTATGTTCCAGTTACTGCAGATAGCGGCGGTGGCACAGGTACTGGCAATGCTAATATATCTGCTAGCGATGCTCCACCTTCTACAGCTTTAGAGAACGATCTTTGGTTCTGTACCTTAAACGGTACAATGTATATTTACTTAAGTGATGGTACTAGTTCACAGTGGGTACAAACCGCATCTCCAGCAGGCGCTGCCTCTGTTTATAGCGGTGAAGTTCCACCTACAGTTCCATCTGCAAATCAGTTATGGTTAAACACTGCCACTGGTTCACTCTTCTCATACTACAATGATGGTACGTCAGCACAATGGATCGAAATCGTTTCTATTGGCGCGGCACCAACCCCTGAGATTGCGCAGTTACAAGCGCAAGTTGCTGAGTTACAGTCACAAGTCGCAGCTCTTCTGAAAATCATTAAATAATAAAGGAATTAAATTATGGCAACAATGAATTTTCCAGATACTCCTGCGGTAGATGAAGTTTACACAGCACCCAATGGAGTTCAATATCAATGGGATGGTTCTGTATGGAATGTTGTATCAGTAGGTGCAGGTTTGCCTGGACCACAAGGTCCTCAAGGTGAGCCTGGTCCTGCTGGCCAAGGGATGCAATATAAGGGTCGTATTCCAACTCAAGCTGCGTTAGATCCAGAAGCAACTAATAACGAGCTCGGCGATTTTTACATAGATGATCAGTGGGGCGAAGGTTGGCTCTGTGTTCCTATTGCACAAACATCTACTGGTCGCGGTTTCAATAGTATGGGCCGCTTAGTCGGTCAAGACGGTGCTCCTGGCCCTCAAGGTCTTGAAGGTCCTGCGGGCGCTGATGGCAAACCTGGATTACCAGGCAAGCAAGGCGAGCAAGGTATTCCTGGCGAAGTTGGTCCACAAGGTCCAGCTGGCGTCGATGGTGCTGAAGGTCCTGCTGGTGCCGCTGGTCCGCAAGGTCCTGCTGGTATGGGTATCAATTTAAAAGGTCACGTAGCGACTGTTGCTGACTTGCCTACTGGCGCCGCTCAAGGCGATACATACATTGTCGATGCTGATGGTAACGCTTACTCCTGGTCTGACACTGATAATTCGTATTTGAATATCGGCAAGATCGTTGGTCCTAAAGGCGACACTGGCCCGCAAGGTCCACAAGGTGTTCAAGGCGAAGTTGGTCCTATTGGTCCTGAAGGTCCGCAAGGAATTCAAGGTCCTGCCGGACAGGACGGTGCGCCTGGTGCTGATGGCACTCCTGGCGTAGACGGCAAAGATGGTGCTCAAGGTCCACAAGGCGATATTGGTCCTACCGGTAACGATGGCGCTACAGGTCCTGCTGGTAAAGACGGCGCTGATGGCGCAGTTGGTCCACAAGGTCCACAAGGCGACATTGGTCCTATTGGTCCACAAGGCGACATTGGTCCTATTGGTCCGCAAGGCGAAGTCGGTCCTAAAGGTGATCAAGGCGATCAAGGTATTCCGGGATTAGGTATTACATTTAAAGGTCGTGTAGCGACTGTTGGCGACCTTCCTGCAACAGCGGCGCAAGGTGATGCCTATATTATTGACGCTACAGGCGATGCTTGGGTTTGGTCAGATACTTCTGCAGCCTTCGTAAACGCCGGTCCAATCGTTGGTCCTACAGGTCCGCAAGGAGCTGAAGGTCCTGCAGGTGCTACTGGTCCTCAAGGAGCGCAAGGTCCTGCGGGTCCTACAGCTGTATCTGCAGATGCGAACAACACTGCTAAGCTCGGTACAGACGGTTTAGTCTATGTCGGTGCACAAGCTGGTGCGTATCTACCATTAGCTGGTGGAACTATGACTGGCCCAATTACTATGCCTGCTGGTATAGTGATGAATTATGCTAACACTTATTCTATGTTCACTGCTACAGGTGGTGTATCTTTTAGATTTGGTGCAACTGATTTAATGGCATTTAGTAGTTCTGCTGTATACTCCTATAAACCACTTATTACGGCTGCAACAGGCGTTGGCGTCCAGTTTGGTACTGGTGGTGCCTACATGTCTAAAGTAAGTACAGGCATTGGTGTATATGTTAGCGGTGCATTAAAATGGACATTTGATGGTACAACACATACCTCAATGAATCCTATCGCATTGCCTGGCATGCCAACGGCTACTTCACATGCAACAACTAAACAGTATGTTGATGACGCTATTGCCGCAATCCAAGCACCTGCTGGCGCAACGATTGTTTCAATCGCCGATGGTGCTACTGAACCTGCTGCTTCTGGTTATCCTGAAGGTGCGTTACTTGTGAGGTATACACCATGAGCATAGCCACTAATGTTGGAGGTGTCTGGAAAGAAGGCACTCCTAGTAAAGTAAACGTTGGTGGCGTATGGAAATCTGTTGCAGTTGCTAAGGTAAATGTAGGTGGCGTCTGGAAGGACGTCTATCCTACAGCAGCACCTGAAGTTGAGCCTAGTTTTCTAACTGAAGTTCGCTATAAACCTACAGGCAATCCATATGAAATGGAATTAACTGCTTGGGGTGGAAAGAGCGATAGTCCTACTGGATATATGTGGAAGGTTCTGCCTGGCGATACAACACACACTACAGCAGGGAAGGTTTGGATTAGAACGTTTAGAAGCGATGGTGATTTTGACGTATCTGTCTCAGATGTCGTAAATTTCGAGTTCGTAGAAAATCGTGTAACAGTTCCAAAGTATACGCCTCCTTCAGTTACTATTCTAACTGATGTAACTTACGTTAAGACTGGTACAACTCGTGAAGTAACATTCACAGCAGTTGGCGGATCTGGCACCTATTTCTGGGACTTCGATGGTGATGGAGTCTCTAATGAGTCTGCAATGTATGGAACTAGCACAATAACATATCAATACAAAACATCTGGAACTAAGACTATGACTTGCACGGACATGGGTAACGATCCAGCAAATGCCCCTCTACAACAGGGTGTCAAAGTCTCTATCACACTCACACCGTAAGGAGTCACTATGTCCGGATATCCAGATACATTACAATACTTGTCAGGTGGGCCAGGTGAACCTGGTCCACAGGGACCGCAAGGTCCTCAAGGAGAACAGGGTCCCAAAGGCGACCCTGGCCTCTCAGCGTATGAAGTTGCATTAGCCAACGGTTTCGTTGGTACAGAAGACGAATGGCTAGCAAGTTTAGTCGGACCACAGGGTGAGCCTGGTAGTGGTGGAGGTCTGACACCTGGTAGTTTAGAATTAGGTCCTGGTCTTACAGCATCTCCTGGTATTGAACCAGGAACTGTCAAAGTCTCAGTCACATCTACATTCCCATTCTTCGACACAAACGGATCATCATCCGCATTTCCACTCAATCCCTAAAGGAGTTTCACTATGGCAATTGCCCCAAAAGCTGGCGTTTCCGCAATTTTAATTAAACCAATTCGCGACGTCGAAGGTAAAGTAGTTGGCTTAGGCGAACTCGTACAAGGCGACATAGCAATCGTTCCTGGTCCTCTAGAGTTCCAAGACGGCACACAACAAACTACTGCATACATTCCTGGTGAAGGTAACGTTTCTACATTCTCAGGTCGCACCGGAGCAATCACTCCACAAGCTGGCGACTACTCAGCTATTGACATTACTGTATCTCCTCTAATCGGTGGTGCTACTGAAGTTCAAGGTGCTTTACAGTCTCTTGAGTCTAGCATCTCTAGCGTTCAGTCTGGTACAAAGTTTGCTGGTACACTCGGCTTCAATGATGCTGATCCTGCTAAACCTGCTGCTGGTACTACAGCTGCTCCATACTACATCTTCAACACAGCTGGTACTCGTACAGTTGGTGACGCATCTGGTGTGAAAGTTGAAGTTGGCGACTGGTTAGCTTACAATGCGACTACTACCAAGTGGGTTCATTTAGCCTACTCAGCTCGCACACAAACTGCTAAAGGTACCTCATACGACCCAGCAAATCATCGTGTCCTCAAAGGCACTGATGTACAAACTGCATTAGACCAAACTGACACAGCTTTAGAGATCCTCGAGACTCAAGTTGCTGGTATCAATGGTCGCAACTATGTAAATGCTTTCAATGGTCGTTCTGGTGTAGTTGCACCTGCAGATGGCGATTATGAGTCTGTACAAGTTAAGCACACACCAAGTGGCACAGGTGTCGTTACATCTGTAAACGTTCAAGGTGCTATCGATGAGTTAGAACAAGCATTGAACGATGCTACAGGTGGCGCCGCTGGTTCAATCCAAGACCACATCAACAATACTACTGGTGCTCACGCTGCTTCTGCAATCTCATTTGCTCCAGTTGCTGGCACTACTCAGACTGTTGCTATCGCAGCTACTGATGTACAAGCTGCTGTACAAGAAGTTGCAAACAAGTCGCTTCCATTCTTCGACACAAACGGAACATTGAAGCCTATTAAGTTTATCTAAGGAGTTTGAGCCATGGCAATTTTATTAAAACCAATCTATGACATTGAAGGTAAAGTCGTGGCTCTGGGAGAACTCGCTGTAGATGAATCCGCACAACTGCCTGGTCCGTTAGTATTTCCTGACGGCACCATTCAGACTACGGCTTCTACAGGTGGTAGTGGCTCTGGTGATCTAACAGATCTCGAAGCTCGAGTTGTTCAGTTAGAAACTGACATAGTGAACAAGATCGGACAGGGTGATGATGCAATTCTGAACTCTGTTCGTTCGTACACTCAGGTTATGGCTGATGGCAATGTTATCGCTTTCTACGAGGTAGGTCGCGAATACACTGTCGATGCAACAATCAACTTTCTGGATGTTGTGGCTACGGCTACTCTTCTACCAGAGGTTGCTGCGCTAGGTCGTGCGAATTACGAAGGTACTTTCTACTTCGGCGACCCTGTTGCTGAGATTCCAGAGGTTCCACCAGATATCAATCCTGACACTGGCGAGCCTATTCCAGACACAGGTTCTCCTGCAGTTCCTGCTGTGCCAGAAGGTTCCGTCCATACTTCAGGTTTAGTTGCCAACTATCAGTATCAAGTTCCTGGCACCTACTCTATCAGATTTGTTCCAGACAATACTGCGTCATCTCCTTGTTCTGGTCCTACACTGACTGCTATCGCTCGTACAGGTTATACAATCAATCCTAGCATTCGTTTCGACGTTTGTAATCTCTCTGTCTCACCTAGCATGTCTGGCGTGTATGACATGGGAGATGGTAACACTGTAACTAGTGATGGTTCTGGTAATGCTGTGCACTCTTACACTGCTGGTGGCGATTACACAATCACGTTCACACCTGATGATGGTAACTATGCTGTCACTACAGGTATCAACATAATCATGCCTACAGCGTATGTGATCACTGCATCTCGCGATGATTTGATTGCTAATATGTCTATCAGTCCAGATCTACCAGGTTACTATTACTTTGGTGATGGCATTCCTGCAGTTCCTGAAGTACCTGCTGTTTATGCTCCGCATATCACTGCTACACCTGATCGTGTAGATAACGGTGATGGAACATTCTCACCTGGTACAGCTTATGCATGGACTTTCACTATCGAAGGTGGTGTTGCTGGCGAATGGAATTACGGTGATGTAGACTCTACTGCGAACATTGATGGCGTGTTCACTTATCCTGCTACTGGCACTTATGAAGTGACCTTTACTCGTGCGTCTGACAACCAAGTTTCTAACTTGAGTTTAGTTGTTTCTGATGGCGACGTAGATGCTCAGACAAGTCCAGATCAGTTGATCGCTGATGCAATCCCAGAGGTTCCAGCTGTTCCACAAGGCGAAGTTTACTACGACGGTGCAACTGCTGTGTCTTACACCTACAACCGAGAGGGAACGTTTACAATTCGTTTCGCTCCAGATGATGGTAACGACAATCCTACAACATCATTTACTGCACACATTAGTGTTCCATATGTAATCAGTTCACCTGAATATTTCATGTACAAGGCATTAACATTGTCTCCTACATGCGGTGGCTACTACACAATGGGAGATGGAATCCCAGAGGTTCCTGCTATTGATGCTACATATAAGAATAGAATTACTGCGTCTCCAGAAATGGTTGACGACGGCAGCGGTAACGGCACTACAATCCCTGGAAATCCATATGTTTGGTCTTTCAGTGTTGAAAATACTCCTGCAGGATCTTTCGCCTATGGTGAAGGTACTGTAGATACTGCTGGTTCGTTTACTTATGCTGGCGCAGGCACTTACGCTGTAACATTTACTGATGATTCTACAGGTATCGTTTCGAATTTGTCTCTGACAGTTCTAGATGCAGACAACACTGTTCAAACTGGCGATCTCGAAGAACTCACTCCGTATGTCCCTGCTGTACCTGCTGTCCCACAAGGTCAAGTAGAGACTACAGACGGAACTGCAGAATATACTTATCCACGTGAAGGCGACTTTACAATCACTTTCTATCCTAATGAGCTATCAAAGCCTGTTAGTTTGGGTGTAAACGCCGTTCAACGTAAAACATATGAAATAACTTCTAGTCGTGATGAAATGACTGGTAGCTTTACTTCGAACTATGCTTTGCCTGGCACTTATTACTTCGGTGATGGTGTCCCAGCCGTACCTGAGATTCCTGCTACGTACCAACCGCATATCACCGCTACTCCTGATCGAGTAGACAACGGCGATGGCACTTTCACAGCTGGCACTGCCTATATGTGGACGTTTGCTATTGAAGGTGGCGTGTCTGGCACTTGGATGTATGGTGATGCGGATTCTACAAGCAACACAGATGGTACTTTCACCTACCCTGGAACTGGCACTTATGAAGTGACATTCACACAAGATAGTGGAGCGGTTTCCAATCTGAGTCTAGTAGTTTCCGACGGTGATGTGGACACTCAAACTGGTGCTGATCAAGAGATCACTGCTCTAGTTCCAGAGGTTCCAGCAATCGCAGAGGGCACTGCTACAAGTTCTGATGGTACTGCGTCTTACACCTATCCTCGTGAAGGTACTTATACGATTCGTTATGTTCCTGACGATCACAACTATGAAGCTACTACAACATGTATCGCACATACAAGCGTGCCTTATGTGATTAGTTCTCCTGAGTACTTTATGTACAAGACTCTCAGCTTATCCCCAACTTGTGGCGGATATTATAACATGGGCGACTATGTAGCTGCGATTCCAGAAGTTCCAGCTGTAAATAAGAACAAGATCACCGCAACACCAGATGCTTCGGATCCTCCTGTTCCTTATATGTTTACATTTAGCGTAGAGAACGCTCCTGCCGGTTCTTTCGGTTATGGCGATGAAGCCGCAACTGTTGATACTTCAGGTGTCTTTACCTATCCTGGTCCTGGTACATACGCTGTAACATTTACTGACGATGCGACCGGCTATGTCTCCAATCTATCGTTGATAGTTGATGACGCGCCTGTTGCACAGACTGGTGAACTTGAGGAGATTTCTCCTTATGTCCCAGAAGTACCTGCGATTCCTGCTGGTGAAGTTACGACTACAGACGGTACTGCCGAATATACTTACCCACGTGTTGGCGATTACACAATCACATTCTATCCGAATGAGTTGAGTAAACCTGTCACATTGGATGTAAGTGCTGTCGAACGTACTTCATACTCTATCACTGCATCTCGTGATGAGCGTACTGCTACATTGTCATCTTCTCCTGCGTTACCAGGTGTATATCATTTCGGTGATTACGTTCCTGCTGTGCCAGAAGTTCCAGCTGTCTATAAGAAACAAATAGTTGCAACTCCTGCTTATGATCCAGTTCCACTCACCTTTATCTTTGATACCGGTGTAGAAGGTATTTACTCGTATGGCGATGCAGAGTCTACCACAGATGAGACACCTAACGGTGTGTCTGAAATGATTTACACTGCGGCTGGAGATTATACTGTCACGTTTACAGAAGCCTCTACAGGCGCTGTATCTACTATGACGTTGAGTGTTCCTGATGTTGACCCTGTGGCGCAAACCAGTCCTGAAGAAATTCTGACTGAAGCAATCCCAGAAGTTCCAGCTATCGAAGAAGGCACGCTAACAACTTCTGATGGTACAGGTACCTATGAGTATGCTCGTGAAGGTACGTTTACAATTACCTATATTCCTGATGACCATAACTATAATGCTACTACAGAGTTTATCTCTCATAATAGCGTTCCGTATGTTATCTCATCTCCAGAGTATTTCTTATACAAAACCCTAAGCTTGTCTCCGACATGCGGCGGTGTGTATAGAATGGGTGACTACGTTCCTGAGGTTGTTGGTGTGTATAAGGCTCACATTATTGCGACGCCTTCTGCAGACAACTCTTTGGCCTTCACGTTCACTAATGACGGTGTGACTCGTTTCTCACGTATTGCTCATCGACTCCGTGCTGCAAAGCGCGGTAAGTCTGCTGGTCAATACTCTTATGGAGATCCAGACGGTACTGTCAATGCTGATGGTGCATTTACTTACGCTGCTGCTGGTACATATACTGTAACATTTACAGACGATACTAATGGTTCAGTTTCTACAATGCAACTTGAAGTGTTAGACTCTGGCTCTATCGAGCAAGTTAGCGATAATGAATGGTTAGTAGTTCCAGAACCTGCAATCCCTGAAGGAGTCATTGAGACTACTGACGGTGTTGTTGAGTATACTTATGCTCGTGCTGGTGATTACACTATTACATTTGAGCCTAACGAACTCAGTAAGCCAGTCACTCTGGACGTCAACGCCGTAGCGCGTACAGATTACTCTATCGTTGCTATGCGTGATGAACGTACAGCGACTCTAGCATCTGCACCTGCTTTGGCCGGTACTTATTATTTCGGCGATGCACAGCCTGCTATTCCAGAAGTCCCAGCGACTTATGGTCTACAGATGACTGCAACTCCTGACTATGATAATGGACAGTGGAAGTTCAACTTCAGCAATAACAAGGGTATTGGCGGTATGTATGCATTTGGTGATGAGGCAGGCTCAAGCTTCCTAAGCGCCGATGGCAATGCAACCTTTACTTATCCTGCCGCGTCATCTGTGACAGTATCTTTCATGGCGTCTGATGACACTATGGTAATGATTACTCCATTAGATATTCCTGATGCGGATCCTGTGGCTCAGTCAAGTGCAACTGTAGAGTTGACACCGACTATTCCTGAGGTTCCTGCTGTTCCTGAAGGTACGTTGACTACTGGCGATGGTACAGGTACTTACACCTATCCATTAGATGGTACATTCACAATTCGCTATGTTCCAGACGATCATAACTACGAAGCTACTACGACATTCGTGTCGCATACAAGCGTTCCATATGTAATTACTCCTACACCTAATTATCTCAATGTCTCATTGGCATTAGATATCCCATGTGGCGGAACGTATTACTTTGGCGATGCTGTAGCAGAAGTAACTGATCCTGATACTGGTGAAGTGACAACTCCTGCTATCCCACAAGGAACGCTAGAGACCGCCGATGGTACTGGTACTTACGCTTATCGCGCGGCTGGAACGTATACAATTACTTTCAGTCCTAACGAGTTGAGTAAGCCTGTAACTGCTGACGTAACTGTTGAAGAAGCTCCACCTACTCCTCCAGACCCTGTAACTATGTCTGTAACTTCTGCAGTTGGAATGGATTTTGTTTTCTCTATCAACCCTCCAACCGCTGGCCGCTTCAACTTCCCAGAGGCAGCAAACTCATGGGTGACTGTAACTGCTGAAGAGTCTGTAAGTACACCACACACCTTCGAGGTTCCAGGTGGATGGCTCATACAGTTTTTCCCAGCCAACGATCCGAATGGTGGATATGTATGGATGGATGTAATGACTCCAGCAACAAGCGAAGCCTTATTGGTTAAGAGCAAGTATGAGCGCAAAAGAAAATAGGGAATAAATCATGCCATTATATAAGTATTAATGTTTAAGAGGCGCCGCTATCGAAAGGTAGCGGTGTCTTTATTTTTAGCTGTCGCTATTACTAAGCCTACTGATTAAGGATATTATGAAATCTATCTATAATGTATTACACACGGGAGATGATTATGAGTTTTGATATTGAGTCAGCTCGTGTTAGAGTTGGTTTAGACGCTAGCGATACATCAAAAGACGCTCAACTAGTTGGTGCTATGAATGCATCCTTAGCGATTGCAGAGAATTACTGCGACCGCAAGTTTATGTTTAAGGCCGCTGAGCGCGCCAAGTTTTACTATCAAGTATCTAAAAGATACACGCTAAAGCGGTATCCAATTGAAGCAGTCTTTAACGTGCAAGATTCAGATGGCAACTTTCCTGAATACAAGATTCACCATCTCTTAGGTCGATTAGAGTTAAAGAACTACAATCGCGCAGAAGAGCTTGAGGTCGATTACGCGGCTGGATATAAAATTCTACCTGCTGATATTGAACTCGCACTTTGGGGTATCTTTGATGCCACATATAAAGCCATCGATAATCCAGGCGCTTCGTCTGGCAGTTCATCGTCATTGAGTTCAGGTGCTATCTCTAGCATCAACATCCCTGACGTTGGTACTGTGAGTTTCAACACAAGTGGTTCTGCTACCACCGCTACTGCGGCAAGAACGGCGGCTTGGGGCCAGTATGGTTCCTTCTTCCATTTACTTGATTATTATAGGGATATATCGTGCTAAGTACAGATCTCTATTCCACCATTGATGGCGCCTTTGTGACAGTCATTGATTTACTCGGTGTCAAAGCCGATTGGGTGAATGTGAAAACTGAAACAACTAAAACGCTAACCGTCGGTTTCTCAAAGATGGGAAATACTGACCAACCTAACGTAAACGCGTATGCCCTTGCTGGTAAAACCATTACCGCAAAAGCAGGCGATTTTACCGATGTAACACCTGAGAAGTTTGATTCGTTTACCATTAAAGGTGAAAAGTTTATCGCTGAGACAGTTACTCCTGTCCGTTTAAACGACACCATTATTGGCTATAAAATTACTACACGAGGTAAATAATGTCTAGAAAATATGTTCGAGATATGGCTCGTGAGTGGATTCAAACAGCGTCCGATGTTCCTTACTATGATACAATTAATACCGAACATGATCCACAAGATCCGTTTTGGTGTACTATTGAGTTCAGTCATGAATACACTGACTCAAAGAGTTATTGCGATAGTAAAGAAGAACATGGTGTAATTGATATCATTGTCTCAGGACAGCCAGGCACTGGCGATGGTGACGTATTAGATTACGCTACCGAAATTGCCGCAAAATTTATGAATAATCACGACCCAAATGGGAAACTTACATTATTAAATGATCAGGCACCTGAAGAGTTTTCCGGTGGTGACGCTAATAAATACTATCAAGTAACTGTAGGTATTGAATACATTTATTTGTTTAATTAAGGAGAATTACATATGTCAGCGAAAAGTTCAAAAGGCGTAATCATCGGCCTCAGCTCTCCGGTAGATCAAGCAGGATCCTCAACAACTGCGACCATCACCGGCATTTCGTCAAGCAATCCAACTGTTATCACTGCGATTAACACCGCAAAACCAGGCGATTTAGTAACTATCGCTGGTACGACCTTTGCTCTATTGGATGGTAAAACATTCGTAGCAGGTCCAAACACTTCTAGCACTGAAATCGAATTGATTGGCGCCGACTCTACTGCTATTACAGAGCCGCCAACATTGTTCACTGGTACTGCGAAGGTATTTTCTAAGTTTACTAACCTCTGTTTGAACGCATTGGCCATTAACTCTGACACACCTGGAACCGTTTCTGTTGGTACATACTGCGATCCAACTGCTTCTATTCCTTCTGTTGTAGTTCAGGCTGGTACTCTAACATTCGGTGGTTATGTAGATATTACTGCTGAAGATTACCCAGCACTGTTAGCCGCTGCAGAAGATGGTTTAACACGCATGATCCGTATTGAACTACCTTCAAACGGTTTCATCATTGCGCCTTTAGCTGTTAGCCAATTGACATGGGATCTCCCATTAGATGGCGCTATCGCGTTTAACGGTACAGCCACATTGGCATCTAAGCCAGTACATCGTTTCGTTACACCAACAGTGTAAGGTAAACTATCTAGTCCATTCTTATGAGTGGATTAGAGTAGTAAACTTTTGACACGGATAGGCGAAAGCCGACAAGGTAGTTGCTCACCCTACTTTCCGTAGTCTTTTAATTGGTGAGCCGTTAAAAGTGAGAGCATACATGAAAACAACACAAGTAGTATTAGAAAGCGGTACATATGAAGTACGTGAACCAACCGTTGGTGTACTATTTCCAATCATTGATTTGATGGAGAAGTCGCCTAAAGATTTCCAAATGGCGTTGGTTAAAAAATCTATCTTCGTGAATGGTCAACCTATAGGTGAATCCGTGAATAACCTAGGTCTCGGTGAATATATTAAACTAATGCAGGCCGTTCTTGAAGTTACAGGCCTAAGTGGTGACACAGCGGGAAAGCCCTTAGCGACCACGAATTTGGCCTCTACAGTCTAGCGGAAACTCTTGGACTTCCGCTCTATGAACTGAAGGAAAAGATGCCAGCCACCGAATATCTTGGTTGGATATATTTCTATCAGCGTAAGGCGCAAGAACATGAGACTGCCCAGAAACTCGGTGGTCAGAAAAACCTTCTCAGTAGCCCAGATGATCTTGTGAAAGGACTAACTAAATGAGTTATGATACCTCAAAAGAAGATAGTGGTTATCAATTAGATGGACTTGATTCTCTACTAGAGGCGATGAAAGTCTTGCCTGAGAAGGTGAATAAGAATATTGTGCGAGCAGGAGTCAGGATGGCTGGCTCCCGTTTGCGCACGTTCATGAGGCGTGCTGCGCCTAAAGGAGAGAAAGGTCTCCTTCGCAAGTCCATTACTATGAAGTATATGGGCAATAACAAAGTAAAGGTTGGACTGAACAGTCGCCAATACTATAAAGTTTTGGATGTAGGTAGAAAAGCCTACACCCGTAAAGATGGCACAAAGGTGTCCGCATCTTCAGGTAACTTTGATTCAGCTGGTACAGGTATCGCCCAGACCTGGGCTTTACACAAACGTGAGATCGCTGAGTTAATGGTTCAAGGTATGAAGACAGAATTGTATAAAGAAGCCGGCCGTATGGCTATCCGTGGTGGGTATAAGAGAAGGAGATAGTAATGGCTGGAAATAATGACGTTGGCGCACTAGTCGTCACGCTAGAAGCACAAACCGCAGCGTTTACCGCCGGTATGGCGCAAGCCACAAAAGAATTAGAGAAGTTTGGCGGAGCGTCAAAGGCCGTTGAGTCCCAATTTACTGGTATTCAAGGTGCGATGGTAAAATTTAACGTAGCCACTACTGCCCTGTCAAATGGTATGGCGTTAGTCTCAAACGCGTTTAATAGCATTGCAGGTTTCGCTAAAACTCGTGAAGCAATGTTGTCGTTAGAAGGATCGTTTAAAGCGGTTCTTGGAAGTGGCGAGCGCGCCGCTGATATGATGATGCGTGTTCAAGAGACGTCAAACTCATTAGGTTTACCGTTAGAACAGACCGCCGATGCGATGCGTCGTATGTCTATTGGTATGAAATCGTTAGGTTCGTCTAACGAAGAGATTCAAAAGGTTACTGAGAACTTCTTGAAATTAGGTGCCACTGGCGGCTCCATTGAAGAAGCCTCTGGTGCAGTATTTCAATTCTCACAAGCGTTAGGCTCAGGCTCGTTACGTGGTGACGAGATGATCTCACTGTTAGAGCGTGCACCGACAGTTGCCAACCGAATTGCCGAATCTTTAGGCATTACCATTGGTCAGTTACGTAAGATGGGTGGTGAAGGTAAAGTTACCTCACAGATTCTAGTTGACGCTTTGAAAGATAGTGATGGTAAGATCTCTGAGTCTTTTGGTAATTTACCGCGTCGTATCTCACAGAGTTTAAATGTAATCAACAATCAATTTACACAATTTAAGGTAGAGTTCGCAAAGGCCTTTCAGATCAATGAAAAGATTACTGTTGCCTTAGAACAGGTCGGACAGGTGGCTACTTATGTGTTTGGAAATCTAATCGCATTTTCTAAAGACGTTGCGGCTAGTATGGATGACATTATAAAGGTTGCGGAGTTGTTAGCCATCGTGTTCGCAGGACCATTACTCGAAGCTGTTTTGATGTACACGCGAGCGATGTTAGCCGCTGCATTGGCTAACCCGTTTACCGCAATAGTAGCGATCGCCGGTGTGGTCGTTCTTAATTGGACAGCTGTTAAGAATCTCTTTGTTGATATTGGTATTGCCGCGATTGATGCGGGTATCGCTGTTAAGAAGGCGTTTGGCTTCGATACATCAGGATTAGAAGTATTAAAATCAGACCTACTTCTCACGAAACTCCAGATGAACGATATCGCTGGCGCCACGAAGAAGACTGGTGAAGGATTTACTGAGAATTTCGCCAATCCGGCAAAGAATGCCGCTAAAACCGGTCGTGACGCGTGGAAGTCTTTTGTAGAAGGTTTACAAAACTTCAAAGAAGATCTAGGGATGGTGAATCAGAAGCTAGCTTATATGTACAAGCTTCTATCCACTGAGACTAATCCTCAGATGATTACTCATTTACAAGAAGAGATAGATAAACTTAAAGCCGCTGGAGATCCATTCGAACAGTGGCGCCAAGGAATTGAAAAGGCGCAAGATGGCGTTCCTCAGTTAACTGAGAAGATCGCTTACATGCAGATGTTAATGCTCGATACAACCGATCCAGTCATTCTTAAGAAATATAAAGAAGATTTAGAACAATTGCAAGATACGCTCGGCAAAGGTACTGATAAGTTCTACGATCTAACTAAGAAAATCAATGGCTCTGCTAAGGCTGCTGAAGATGTTGCCACTCAGTTACAAATGATTGATGAGGCTTTGGCTGAAGGTAAACTGAACGCTACACAGGCCGAGAAATTGAAGGCTGAAGTTGAAGGTGTTAATCTTGAACTCAAGAAGATGAGTGAAGGGATCACTGACGCTATTGATCGTAACGCGTCGAACGCTGTTAATAACTTTATTGACACGTTAGGTCAAGCTGAGTTCTCATTCTCGAAGTTTACTGAATCTGTTCTCAAAGATATCGCTAAGATGATTGTTCAATTGACCATCATGAAACCGCTAATGGATAGTATTAAGAATTCATTACCAGGCGCAACCGCTGGAAGCGGTGGTGGTGGATTTGGTTCATGGTTAGGCGGTCTATTTGGCGGTGCCAGTGGCGCTAGTATGAGCGACGTTTCTACCTCACCTCAAGTGTTTAAGTTCGCTACAGGTGGCGTCTTTGGCGCAACTCAAGGTCGCATTGGGGTTATGGGCGAATCTGGTCCTGAAGCCATTATGCCTCTTAAAAGAGGTGGCGATGGTAAACTAGGCGTCACTGCGGCTCCAACCACAGTTAACGTTTACAATAACGCTGATACAACCGTGACTACCGCAGAAACCACTAATCAAGATGGATCTAAACAGATTGACATTATGATTGAGAAGAAGGTTAAAGAAATGTTTGGATCAGGATCTATGGATAAGTCTATGCGTACCTCTTACGGTTTAACTCGCGCAGCGCAATAAAGGAGTAATTTATGTCAATAAGCATTGCGCCACGTCCGTCATCAATAGATGGATGTATGCAAAGTTGGAACGAGTCGTACGCTGCCAATACCATTCGTAGCGCTATGGACGATATGGAAGTAAAGGTTCGTAGACGTACTACTGGATTAGTAAGAACTATTGAAACAACTCTTACACTAAAGGCAGCTCAGTATCACGATTTCGTTGAATGGTTTAGAGTTTCACAGCAAGGTGGCGTTTTACCTACACGTATTAAACGTCCACAAGATGGCTTAGAGATTGTTGTACGAGTGACAGCACCTCCTATCATCAAGTGGATAGATCGTAATGTGTTTGAAGCATCGATGAAGTGGGAACAAATGCCAAGTTGGGCTACACTATGACAGTACTAGTCCATCCAGAAAATCAAAGAGATATCCAAGCCATTAGTTCACCAGTGGCTTGGTTGTATCTATTGACCATTGAAACACTTGGCAATCCGCCTCTCTATTTAGTTAATAATAACGAATCGATCATAAGCAATGGAATCACATATCAACCGTTTCCATTTAAACTTAATCTTCCTTCAGATGACGGTGAAAAATTGCCACGAGTGTCTTTAGTAATCTCTAACGTTTCAAATGAGATTATAGAGGCAATACGAGGACAGGCTATTCCGCCGGTGTTAACTGTCGAGTTGATCAGTAGCGCTTACCCAGATATTGTAGAAAAACGACTAGATTTTCTAACATTACGAGGCGTCCAATATGACGCACTCACCATCACTGGTGACCTAGAAGTACTTAACACAATGTCAGTTGGTTTCCCAGCGGAGACTTATGACCCTGTGCATTTTCCAGGATTATTCAGATGATTGACTGTAACCCTTCACAAGAGGGTTATGGTAAGTCATTTACAAAGGAGTTAGGATGAGCATCCTTAAATTCATAGGAATACCTTATGTAGTGTGTGGCGAAACATTTGATGGTGCTGATTGTTATGGCATCGCTAAACTTTATTCTAAAGAGGTTCTAAACAAGACCTTGCCAACCTATATGTATTCTGAATTAGATAACGAGGCAGTAGCCGATATCGCTATTAAAAGCGCCCAACATAGTTTAGGCGCTGCTTGGCGTAAAGTAGATACACCTAAACAAGGTGATGTAGTTACCTTTCGAATCATGGGCCTTGAGGTCCATTGCGGTATTATGTTGAATGACCATGAGTTTCTTCATAGTCTCAAGGGTAGACAGTCATGTATAGAAGACTTGTCTAATGTTAACTGGAAGCATCGTCTGACTGGAGTATTTAGATATGATGGATGAATTAGAAGTATTAGATGCACCACAGACGCAACAGAAACAACTTGCTAGACTTTTATCGCCTTCAGGCGTACATAATCTTTCGATCATCGCTGTGCCTGGTGAAACCATTCATGAGTTAGTAGAGCGCGCCATTCCTGAAGATCTGCGCGGGTACTTAGTTGCCTTTAATCATGGCATGCGAGTGGATGAACCGGAGAACTTTTGGATTCAAGAAGGCGATAGTATTCTCTTGGCCATCGTTCCACAGAAAGGCGGAGGCGGCGGTAAAAGTGGTGTACTAGGCGCTGCATTAATGGTCGCTGTCGCGGTATTTGCGCCAATGGTGGCTGCACCGCTTGCCGCCAGTATGGGCCTTGCTGCTGGTGGTATCGGCGCCTCGCTCGTAACTATGGGCGTGTCGATGGTCGGTATGATGGCCGTTAGCGCTCTCATTCCGCCTCCATCCGCTAATACAAGTAATGGCGGTAGTGCAGGAAGTGGCACTACTGACTCACCAACATATAGTCTTGGCGGTCAATCAAATGGCATGCGTAAGTATGCACCTGTTGCGAGAATCTATGGCAGACATAAGGTATTTCCACAATTAGCCGCTAATCCGTTGGTGACTAACGTTGGTACATCTTCCACAGTTTCATCGCTCTATGACTTCGGTCTAGGAGATATTAGCGTTACCGATTTAAAGATTGGCGATACTTTAGCCGAGACCTTTAGTCCTGAACTGATATGGCACCGAGATAGTTTAGTAACTAATACCACGTTTCTTACGAATAGAGTAGGTTACGATCAGTTTAGTTATGTCCTAAAATCAGGTTCAGAATTAATCATTCGAAGTAAACAATCTACCACAGCGTTTGACGTTGATTTAACATTCCCACGAGGTCTATGTTATATTAATGATCAAGGTAATGCCACAGGCCATAGCGTCTATATTAACGCTCAATATCGTCTAGTTGGTGAAACCGTTTGGCGTGATGTGCCAGCCTCCTCATTTAAAGGTATTAACGCTTGGGAGCAACAAGATCCTCCGCCTCCTGAATTCTTCCGTTATTACGACGGTAAGGCCTGGACTGGCGATCAGAACCAACGTATTGGTATGTCAGGTTCTACTAACCAACGCTTTGTTGCGGTAATCTCAATCGTGCCGCCAGATGTAGGTGAATTTGAATTTAGAATTATTAAAGGTAGTCCAGACAACGGTAGTAATCGTATTATTGAAGATATGGCAGTAACCATGATCAAGTCTTATAAAGACGGATCTGTTGTCAATCTTAATCGAAAACATACGATGCTTGAGATGCGCGTTACTGCATCAGAGAAACTCTCTGGTACTGTTCAAACCCTGAACGCCATCGCCACATCGGTATTACGTACTACACAAGATGGTAAAACATTTATCACTGAAGCGACGAGTAATCCAGCATGGATCGCTTTAGACATATTAACGAGTGAAGCGAATCGGAAACCGATTAAAGATGAACTTATTGATTGGCCGAGTTTTATTAAGTTTGCCAAGTTCTGCGAAGAACATAAGTATTATGCTAACTTTGTGATTGATTATAAGACAACTGTACAAGAGTTAGTTTCTTCCGTTCTATCAACTGGCCATGCGGCTATGATGTTCACGACTAGCGGTAAGTATGGTGTTTTGTTAGATGAAGAGCGCACAACTCCTCGCCAATTAATTACTCCAGCTAACTCATGGGGTTTCAAAGGTTCGCGTACTTTCGCTGACACGCCTCACGCTTTCTTGGTCACCTTTATTAATGGTGAAAAGTCGAGTGTTATTGTTGAGAACGCTCCTGAGATTAGTTGGCAGAAAGAAGAACGAATCGTCTATAACGACGGGTATGATGAAAATAATGCGACAAACTTTGAGACACTAGAGACGTTTGGTATCACCAATCCCGATCAAGCGTGGAAATATGGTCGCTATATGATGGCGCAAGGTGTACTACGAAGTGAACACTTTACTGTGAACATGGACCTAGAAAACCTCGTTGTTCAACGTGGAGATTTAGTTCACGTAGCCAATGACGTCGCTAAGATTGGTGGTATCCCATCGCGTATTGTTTCTGTAGATCAGAATACTGTAGTAATCGATCAAACCTTATCGATTAAACCAAACGGTTACTCCGTACGTATGAGCAACGGTGAAGTACGCACTGGTTTGATTACAAGGGCAACTTCAGAGTCGTATGGTACTGTACTTATATTGGATGATGCGACTGGTCTTGAATCCGATGATTTAATTATCGTTGGTCAGACTGAGCGTGTTGTTGGTAAGTATATCGTTCAATCTATTACCCCAGGTAATGACTTAACGGCGGAAATTACACTAGTTAAGTACGTGCCTGAAGTCTATCAGGCTGAAACAGGTGAGATACCTCCTTGGGACGCTGAGATCTCTCAGGATCTTATCGATTCAACAGATCTCTATATCGCATCGCTAAAGGCTAATGAGACCTTTGTTTATGTCGATCGTAAACCATTCGCGTCGATTAACCTTGATTGGACTATTGGTGGATTTGGATACGCGCAGGCCGACATCTATTGGACAGCGCCAGGTCATGTAAATGAGTATATTGGATCTTCACAGACTCTATCTTATTCACATATCATCGACTTGTTAGGTAATCCAGGTTTGATCGGTGCGCCGTTAGTATACACTGTAGTTCCTGTCACAGCGGGCGGTGTAACCGGTCGATCTGCGACTGTGACTATTGTTTTAACTAGAGACATTACTCCACCATCTGATATTAAAGATTATACGTTAAACGTTCAGTCAGAGACTATTCAACTATCTTGGACTAAGACTCTGGACCCTGACCTATCGTACTATGAGATTCGTTATTCACCTGATGTGCGTATTCCTGATTGGAAGTATAGTCTACCATTAGCGATTGCGCCATGGAACTCTACAACAGTTTCAGTGGGTGCTCGTACAGGTACATACTTTATTCGAGCGTGGGATACATCTGGCAATGGTTCAAAGATCGAACAGCGTCGAACTACAGTCGCAAATTTACCAAACGTTGAGATCGTAGAAGATATTGACGATCGTTTGACATTATGGCCAGGTATTCGCACTAATTTCGATGTGCGCGTCGTAGCTCGTAATAAGATGATTAGTGAGTGGTACAAACTCTCTGATGTTGGATTTATGGATGAAATCGCTGGAGGTATCGGTGATCTCATGAGTAGCGGTACATGGGGCAACGCTGCTCCTGAAAGTGTATATGTCTATGAGAATATTGTAGACTTTACTGACATCTATGAGGTCCGCGTATCTTCTAAAATCGAAGCGCATGGTGAATATGAAAGTGGCGAAACCGCTCCTACTGACGCATGGGATTGTTGGCTTGAAGTTCGTGGAACAGGTAAACTAAACTTTATTTCAACTTGGGAAACGATGGCTGAACAACCCGATATGATTGGTTCAGGTGGACAAGAATGGTCTGACTGGCGCCGTATTATGGTTGGGGACGTTACGTGTAAGTTATTACAAATGCGGATTGTGGCTCGTTCATATGATCCATACGTGAAAGTAGTTATAACCGATGGCTCTGTAATCATCGATGCATTAGATCGCCAATGGTCTAAGAACGATATTGAGTTACCAGCAGGTGTCACAACAGTCTTTATGGATCCACCTTTCATGTTTGATGATATCTCTGTTGCGATCTCTATCGATGGTGATACGAAACCTCTTACTGCGCGAGTCACGAATAAGAATCGTTTGAGCTTTGATCTTGAGTTGTTCGATATCATGGATGGCTCCACAAGTTCAGGCAAAGTTGACGCGATTGTTCGTGGTCAAGGTCGTGAACGTATTCAATCTATTTAAGGAGTTTTTATGTCTATTACAAATGCTAATGATTTTCCAATCATAGCAGCATCAACTAGCGGTAACGCGTTGGCTGATATCTTGAATAGGTTGTACACGTCTATTCAAACAAATCAATCTAATCCAGCTCGTCCACCTGACCTTCAGACCGGAGGTTTATGGACTAAGGTCGACGGCGCAACACTCGTCTTGATGATGTTTAACGGCGTCAATGATATCGTTATTGGTACAGTAGTTGGTGACAATAGCGTTATTGGTGACTATGTCTATCCATTAGCGAGTGAGTGGAATCCGCTAACAGAGTATAAGTTAGGCGATGTGATTTATAAGCCGGATGAGAAGAAGTATTACTCTGCTAGGTACGATCTTGCACCAGATCCTAATCCTAACGCTTTCTTTCAGGTTGGTGATTGGCAAGAACTGCCAAACGTTTTCAATGATCTTTTACGCGCGAATACGTATCGTCGTAATGAAGTGTATACTAAAGAAGAAGTTGAAGCACGTATTATGACTATTGTGAATGCCACTGTAGCGAATTATTTGCCCCTTTCAGGTGGTACCATTACTGGCGGTTTACGCGTCAATGGAGACATCGTATCTGGTGCAAACGTATCTGCGTTTTCATAGTCGGAAATTGCTCAGAGTTTGAGCTAAAGAAACCGGAGAGTGTCCGCAAGGGTATCTCTCTGGTGTTTTAAATTGTAGTAAAAACAAAGGAGTTCAATATGTATAAAATCTTAACAGCCGCTTTGGTTGCCCTTTTCGCGAGCGTAGCGATGGCTCAGTCCACTCCTATCTTCGCAAGTAACGATGCTTTGGAGAATTCTTTTCTCGATGGAAAGAACTATGTATCCGCAGGCGTCGGAATTTCAAGTGGCAAATACCATAACTCGACCACTGCTGGATCTCAAGGTGGAACAACCTCATTCGAACGCTTTGGCATCGGTAGGAACTTCACAGAGAAACTTTTCGGTGAGTTTGCCTACGGCCAGTCGGGAGCAACTAAATATACCTATGAAAATAGTGGTTACTCGCAACGTTATCATGACTACGAACTGTCGTTGGGTTACTATGTCTACAATGGCTTGTACGCACGAGCTGGCCTTGATCGTTCCTTTGTCAATTCAGGACTAACTAATAGCACAGGTAATGGCTACTTGTTTGGTACTGGCTACAAATACGACTTGACCAAGGCATGGGCAGTGACTGCTGACTACACTAGGTTTAATTCAGTAGGTGGCAACTATTCTAGTGGCTTCAATCGGTATACAGCAAATGCGCAGTATAAATTCTAATGCGAATCTTACTTATTGCCTTAGCGTTTATCGCTCTTAATGGTTGCGTGTCTTCACCGTCTACGCCAGAGTATAGATACCTAACAGTACCTAAACCTGTTGTAAACGCTCCTGACTGTATAAGAAATAATTCAAATGGAACAGTTACTTTGTTTAAATGTCCTGCTGATAAACTTTATACACCACGAGGTGAAGAAGTTGAAACTTAACTTTGATTTGATGGCCAGAACGGCCTAAGAATCGCTAGGCTACTGCCTAGGAGTATTGATAGGAGGCTACCAGGATATCCCTGGTGCCTTCCTTGATTGCTGTGAATAGTAACTACTGTACTATCTCGCAAATTGGTCTCCAGAACTCTCTGGCGTCGACCATAACATCACTCTCGGTTCTCGAAAGTGACTTACCTCTCTCGTACTATTTTACCACTTCTTCAAGGGGCATTGGGCACTAATCATACGCGTCTTTACTGCCATAGCACACCCACATTTCTTACAGAATCCTAGGAATGAATACTCAGGACAAGCCGCACAGATCGCTATTCGCCTTTGCGATAGCTCATTCATCATCCATCTCCTTCTCACAAGTGCACGGTAATCGACCTTGTTGGCAATAGCCTTCGCATCTGACTACGGATACAGGCTTCTTCTTAAGATCACGATTCTCTTGCAATAGCTCATCGCGATGCTTTTTCAACATCTCATAGTCGCGTTGCAATTGAAAGTATTGATCGACAGCATCTCTAAATGAACGATAGAGTTCATCTTTAGTATATGTCATTATCATTGTAATTCCTTATTAGTTAGTTTATCTAAAGCGTCTGCCGCTTCTTCTAAGAGATCAGCTATGCGATCAGGCTCTCCATTCTGCACAGACTTACGTGAAGTAATTTGCCGCCTAATCTCTGCTCGCTTTCTTAGACGATAAATCAAATCGTCTTTCATTTTATTCTTTCTTTATTTAATAACTCGGTGCGTCGTAGTCTTTGTACTTTTTATAGACAGCATAACCATCCGCTCCTAGAGCTGGACAGACCATAATATATTCAGGCAATCCATCTTCGCCTTGCTCTTTACTTCCACCACAAATAAAAGGATTCTCAACTCCTTTATATTTCATAAACAGATTCTTTAAGAAGAGATTATCTTCCAATACCTTTTGCAGTTGCTCTGCGGCCGTAGCCTTATCGTCTAAATCTATAGGCATAGTTTACAATCCTTCTCTCATAAGTTTACAATGTTTGTGGAAAAGTTTACAATGTTAGGAGCCACGTATGGCGCTTGAATCCTTGGATACCCTAACTCTTCCTCAGCAGGGTCATGGTTAGTCGACTTGGCAAATCGCCTGTATCTGGCTTAGCAGTTTTCTGAGTGTAGTATCTACGTGGCGTGTGTACTGTTAGGATTCGAACCATGTCCGTGTCTTGTCGACCTGCACGTCCCACCGTACTGACAGTACTTGGCATCCCGATACGGATTCGAACCGCAACCTTCTGTTTTGGAGACAGACGTGCTACCGTTAACACTATCGAGAAATAGTTACTAATGAATACTCTATCGTATACGTTTAAGAGCGTATGGTCGTGAACGTTTAAGGTTACTCTTTCGAGCCGATTGCATCGCTTCTCCTAGCGGTAGCCTTTATTCGATAAGTAATCAGCTGATCGATGCCTCGTATAAGTGAGGTGGAAGTTGGCTAGGATAATTTCCCATAGATAGATTGGGTTGATGTGTCTTTACGCGTATTCATTAGTGCCCACCTTTTGTTTGTGGTGGTGGGCGACCATTATAATTATACACATGTAAGTTTCGAACCTTACACTGACCCGCGGAAGGTGGTCTAGAACGGACTCCGCATATATGTATTAAGTGGCGTATGTTAGTTGGCTTCTTCAACCGAGAATCCCCAGTCCTAAAGGCTTCAGCCATTGCCTACTCGACAACCTCGAGCAGCAGTACCAAACAATGTTAGAGATCAACCTAACGCCATATGGATTTCTTTGTTACATGCGAACGTCAATCTTTCAGACGAGTCATTAGCTCATCGTCAACCCTACAAGAGGGCAACCCAGACTTCTACTGGTACATGTAACTGGTATCTACTATTTCGCTTCCAACGCATATAGCCAGTGACCTTGGAGCATTATCGTTGCTCAGCGTTCTCAGGAATACTCTCGTCGCGATAGGACCTGGTTCCTTCTTTGACCAGTAAGCATTCCACTTACTTGCACTTCACTTTAACGTCTGCGTGTCCAAGACGATTATCAGTAGGCATTACAATATTTCCGGCTTGGCGATGAGCCTTTTCTATTACGAAGTATCTCAACACCTCACGGTGGGTCTGCCTATGGTTGCCTCCATTGAATGCCTCCCAATGGACCTACTAATAATTAATCTTCTTTAAATGCGTAATAGAAGTCTTCAGTTGGAGGACAACCCATATCCATTAGACACTCTTCGATCGGTATGATATCTCGTTTTGCCATATTACGCTGGACCTTTAATTCCTTTATAGCTTCTTGTCTTTCGAATCCTTGATTCATTAAACGTTCAACAATGATATTCATACACTACTCCTTTAAACTAATTCGAATTCATCTTTACCTACGCCGCAGTCAGGGCACTCAAAGTCGTCGGGCAGAGTTTTAAACTCTTCATCTTTAATCAGATACCCACAGACAATGCACTGTTGCATCTCTTGATATTCCATTATAGTTTCTCCATTACTTGTTTATAGGCATTAGCGTGACGCTCTTCAACTTTCTTAAGAGCATTGAATCGCTTCTCAGCTTTCTTTAGAATCGCTTGGAACTGCTCAGCATGCTCCTTAGACTCGCCAATCTGACCTTGAATTTCTTCAAGCCAGTGACTATGTCCATCTAAACGTGCTTGAGTCTCAAACTTAGGATACATTTCAGTAAACTCATACGTCTCACCTTCGATGGCCATCTCTAAACAACGTTGAGTTGATGGTTTGCCTACCAATAATTCTAAATGGCCCCAAGCATGTAAGATTTCTTGATCAGCTGTATGCTCAAAATGTTTTGCTACTTCTTCAAAACCTTCAGCTCTCGCTAGCTTGGCAAAATAGCGATATTTAATATGCGCCATGGATTCTCCAGCTAAGGCACTCTCTAAATTCTCAAGAGTCTTATTTACCATGTCTATTCTTCCATCTATCTAATATGTTGGTGTATTTCATCGCAGCAAATGCCGCTACAATTAACGCTAATGCTAGCCATAGCATAACAATCTCCTATGATATATCGAAACCAGTGAACATGTCTATGCGCGCTTTTACTTGGGAGAACGGTGAGTTTTTCAAGTGCTCATCCCAATCCTTAATTCCGATGTGGTGTAAATGAATATGAGTCATCTCATGCAATAATGTTTCTACTAAATCTTTGTAAGTTGTATTCTTAACTTTACTTACTTCAATAGTGTACTCACCGAATGGGTCTCCATGCTCATCTTCAGGATTTGCCCAACCATAAGCTTCATCGTCTTTGGTAATCTCAAAGCGGATTAGCCATTCAGGCGGTAAGCGTAAGTCTAATGGAAACATTACAGTAGCGCAAAGCATATCGTATAAGATGCGAAGTGAAGCCTCATCAAACGTAAACTTAGTCGTTGCCATGATTACGCTTTCTTAACAGATAGTGATAGGTATCGCGTAACTCAAGATATTGGCGTTCCCAATGTTGACACTCTTTATATGCTTCAAGATATCCGCAAACAAATCCATGCTCTTCGATAAGACTAACTGGAAACATTTGCCGTTCTGACCATTCTTTAAATGCCTGTTCGGCTCGTTGGTGAATGTTCATTTTAATCCCATAAATTCTGGTAATAGCGCCCAAAGAGGTCGAAACCTTTTTGTTTACGTTTAGCCCATTTGTCGTAGCCTTTACGGTCCCATTCATCGCCATTAAAGAACTTACCATCAGCATCGTCTTCTAGTTCAGTCTCAAAGGACCAAATCATAGCATCCAACGCTTCGTTCCATTTCTGTTCACCTACTTCGAACGGAATCTCTTCATTACCATTCTTATCGTGGATAAAGTCAGCTGGAATGCCATGCTTAGTTGCCTTTAGTTGCTTTAGCATAGGCAAGGCTATTAGTGCTAGTGTCGAACGCATATCCCATGTGTCCCAGCGATCGATCTTTACGTAGTCAATCTTAGGATGAATGGTGTCCATAAACTTCAGCCATCCATTGCAGAGCGGTGTAATCAACTCGCAAAAGCGCTCTTCACGTGGAGATAGATTTAGAATATCTACTTCACGCCAAAAGACTAACTTTTCTAAGATGGTGTACGGTGAAACCCAGTGATGCCGATACTTCGAAATCCACACTTTCATATCCATCTCCAAAATTGTGCGCAATAACCAATACACCAATCTATACAAGCAATGGTGGCATAAAATCCTATTGCAACAGCTGTTAAAATAATTACAGAGAGTATTATACTTTCTATAAATGTGTATAATAACTTTTTCATAGTTGGACCTTGCATTTCGCAAAGTGCCAGCGATTCATTACTGTCAACTGTCCAGTCTTACGACAATTAAGACACGTGGCAAGTCGCTGCGTTCCATTAACTTTACCACCTTGTTTGCCACCTTTTGATTGAGCGGTTTTGCGTAAAGACGGGTTAAAGAAACTGTTTACTTCTAACTCACGACATCGCTCAGCTCCTTTCTTGGCGCCAGCTTTAGAGCCGAGTTGTTGGACTTTAGACCACCATCCGTTAACTTTATTTCTCGTGCCGTTAATCTTACCAACGTTACGCTGAATCTCACGAATAATATCTTCTTTTCCAAGCATTCCACTGAGTGCTTTGTACGCTACTTCATCTTGCCATCTTCCATCTTGTTGGAAAAGTTTAAAATGCTCAAGTGCGTGCTCTTCGACGCTAAGTTCGATGAGATTAGATGGATGGTCAGTGCCGCCTATATGTTTAGGTATGATGTGATGTTTATGCATCATTCCTCCGTTTTAATTGTTTCTATACCTGCATCAGCCAGTAAACGCAAACCGTCGCTATCACGATAAGTGTCCCGGTAGTAGTAACGAGAGATTCCAGCAGCGCTAAGCAGAGCAGCACAGGTAACGCAAGGAGATAGAGTGCAATACACACTAGCACCACGAATGCTGACACCATGCTTGCTAGCAAATGCGACAATGTTAGATTCCGCATGTATAACTTCTTTTTTAGTAACTCCATTTTCATCCTCACAATTGTTATCAAAACCTGGTGGAGTGCCGTTATAGCCACAAGCCACTATTCTTCCATCTACTACAGCGATGGCGCCAACTTTGGCACGTGTCGCTTTACTCTCTTTAGAGATAGTTTGGGCAATCTCCATATAGGTCTGTTGTTTCATAATCTACCTTACTGTTGTTGTCTTGCAGCCACGACGGTCTCCTAGGGATATCTTAGGACCAGCACGGCCTCTCTATATAGGATCCACTTGCGCGAGGCACTATCTCGCCGTGAGTATAGTGTTGCCTATATCCACTGCATTTCGAGTGCTCCATGACTCACGTGGGTGCTCCAAGGGCATCCTTAGACCGCAAAGGAGCTGCCACAACCGCATGTTGACTTAGCATTAGGATTATGGATGGTAAACTGCGAGCCCTTTAGTCGGTCACTAATGTAATCGATCGTGGCACCGGTAAAGTATTGCATACTCATAGAGTCTACGATAAGTTGACCAATAACAAAGTCATCGTCTTCTTTCTCATCTTCAATACTAAATCCATAATTAAATCCCGAGCAACCTCCGCCTTCAATAAAGGCTCTAACATATTTACCGCCGTCGGTAAGCACTTCGCTAATTTGATTCGCTGCACTGTCTGTAACTATGAGCATTTGCATTTTACCTCGTAGTCATGTATTGCTGCTTTCACGGCGTCTTCCGCTAAGATTGAGCAGTGGATTTTTACTGGAGGTAAGGCCAGTTCTTCTGCAATCTCGCTGTTTTTAATAGCGCCAGCTTCAGCCAACGTTTTACCTTTGACCCACTCCGTGACGAGCGAGCTTGACGCAATTGCTGAGCCGCATCCATATGTCTTAAAACGAGCGTCTCTAATAATACCATCTTCAACCTTTATCTGAAGTTTCATTACGTCACCACAAGCAGGTGCACCAACCATTCCAGTGCCGATTGTGGGATCAGCTTTATCGAATGAACCTACGTTGCGAGGATTTTCATAATGATCTATTACTTTATCTGAATACGCCATGTTAATTCCTTAATTTCATCAACCCAAATCGATTGAGTATTTTATACCACATCCATCCAATATCAAACTCAAACCATTTACGGCTTAGCTTGGGATTTGCTGGGTTTTCGTGATGATTGTTGTGGAGCTCTTCGCCACCAATGATAATACCAAAAGGACTCAAGTTCGTTGAGTAATCTTTTGTCTCAGTATTGCGGTAGCCAATGTAATGTCCAAGACCGTTCACGACGCCAGCAGCCCAGAACGGAATCCATGCCATCTGAATAAGCCATATTACTATGCCCCATCCATTAAACAAGAGTGTATTGATAACCAATAGCAGCATTACTCCTGCTAATTGATATTTACTATACATATTGCGTTCCATCCAATCGTCTGGCGTGCCAACACCGTATGCGTTGACCATTTCCTTATCTGTTGAGGCACTAGCATAATAAAAGGCGCCACCAAACAGAATTTTCCAAATGCCTTCGTTGTGCGGTGAATGCGGATCGCCTTGCTTATCACATTTGCTGTGATGTTTGCGGTGTATAGCGACCCATTCTTTGGTCACCATGCCTGTTGTCAACCATAGCCAAAATCGCATGAAGTGCTCTACATACCGATTAAACGTGAAACCTCTATGGGCTTGACCTCTGTGTAGATATAAAGTTACGCAGACGATCGTTATATGAGTTGTTATCAGTAAGTAGAGTAATTCAATCATTATACGCCTCTCAGTAAGGTAATCAAGCTAACCATTAAATCTTGAGCTCTATGATCGTGCGACTGAGCGCGTGCTTCTAAGTAAGGCATAATCTCATCAACTACGAAAGTACCTAACTCAATATTCTCTTCGGCAAGGCTATTATACATCTCATCCTGCTGATGGAAGATTTGCTCAGAGAGATGCTTCACCTTATCTAGGCAACAACCCGTCTGGCAGTTTAGTCTTGCAAAGTTCACTGTCATCATATTCTCCAAGTGCATTTGAATCGCCAGGTAAAATTTCCTGGGTGAATTTCCAAAGAAATATAATCGAGACCACTCGTTAGAATGGCCTCTCAATATTACTTAGTCTTGCGTGTAGTCTTCTTTGTGGCTACAGTTGGCATCTGCAAACCATATTGCTCTAATACCTTAGGTAAATCAATGGTTTTAGTAGTGATGGTTGTTGTGACATTAGGACCTTTAAAAGTCACAGTAGTCAAGTCGTCCGCTTGAGTAACGATTGGCATATATTCAGTTGATTGTAATTTATCCAATGCCTTCTTTACTTCACGAAGGCCATCATACCACTTCTTGTCCATGTCTGCGAGGATGTCGTTAGTTGATGGACCTAATTTTAAAAAATCTAGATTAAACATTTAATACTCCTTAGTTGGTTATAGTCTGTATGGCGAAATGCCATTAGCTCTTTTTATGATAAATCTTTGGACGCTTACCAATCTCATACACCATGACGTTACCGCCAGTATGCATATCGACTTGTGTAGCAGCCCATACCGCTTCTTCTGCTGTATGACCTAAGAGCATAGCGCCAAGAGCAATTGCTTGTCCTGAGCCGATACCATCGTGAGTCTTTACACGCCAGAATTCTAAACTCTTATCAGATAAAAATAGACCATCCTCAGTAAGTCGCATGAAATCGCAGTCGTGCTCTTCTTTGATCTCAGGCTTCTCGCCTTTAGGACAACCTTTATCAAACCATTCGATGACCCTCTCTTCTGAGCGGATATCTCCAGCTACAGCGAGTAACGAGCCATCAGCAAGTTTAAATACCTTCTCACATACGTAAGATTTGGTGCTTGAATCTTCATCTGATACTTGAGAGTCTGATACTAATATCATCCGCTCTGCATCACCTATAATACATGTCATAATAATTCCTTATAAAGTTAATGTGCGATTGGGAATTCTTTATTTGTTTCTTCTAATACATCAATTAATTCGCGTAACTCTTGTAAAGTTTTGGCTGATGGTACCTTCTTAAATAGCAAGGCTACGTTAGGTAAAATAAAGAACTCTTCATAATCGGCTAGTAATTCCGGTCTTATCATAGAGAACTCTCTTTGTGGGTAATCTGCCACATCCAATAATCTAACCCGGTAAAATCGAAATTCTTACGGTACAGCGAGTCATTAAACTTAAAACCGTAATCTTCAAAACGCTCTTTAACGTTCGTTTGATTTGATGGAATATACTTCCAATTGTGATTCATAATGTCAGGTGCTACGCGATGTTCGGTCATTAGATGTCCTTGTATAATTGTTTGAATTTATGTTGCTGTGTCTTTACTAACTTTGCATAACCTTCGTGACCGCCAGAATATCTTCGTAGATTTCCTTTGAACTCTACTAGAATATCTGTGCCCACTTCAATATTATGCTCAGGATCGTTAGCTAATGCTTTACAATTCTTTGGAGTTGGGAAACGCTTGCAGTGCATAGGCACCACAACTTGCATAAGCCCAGTTGCTCCGCTTGGATTCTTTGCATTATCTTTAAATCTTGATTCTACTGCAATAATACCTAAAACGAGCGTAGGATCTAAGTCCTTGCGCTCTGATACTTCGAAGACGTAGTCAACGATTAAACCGGCATTACTGATCTTGTAAGTCTCTTCAATAAAAGTCACAATACGATCTTTGACCGTAACTTCTTGCGCTATTGATGAGGCTGACATGGATAATGTTAGTAGTAATACGATGAGAAGTTTTCGCATGAGTTTTCCTTATGAACGCTCAATCTTCGCTAATGCCTCATTCAACTTAGCGAGAGCTTTAGACACCTTAGGAGACCAGTCCATTGTATCGGAGGTTTCCCACTTTGTGGCAAGCTTTGCAAACTCGTTAGCACGTGCAACAGCGCCAAGGAGATTTGCATAATGAGCGGAATCCGCATCAAGACTCTTTAGACCTTGGACCAATGCTTGGCGAAGGCTTACGTCAAATAGCATATCTACTTGATCGCGAGTAAACTCGAGTTGGATGGTTGAAGAGCCGTCAGGATTTTCCTTGATGTCTGTAACGAGCGTTGTAGACTCGGCAAACACTTCAGGATTATCGTTGATGGTCTTATAGGTTTTAGTAACCGGCTTCTTTTTAGCCATTCTGTTTCTCCTTATACTTCGCTAACTCCTCTTTGCAGCTGTAAGCAAATGTCTGATTACGGCTTGAGAAAAGTAAACGATTCAACGCTGCGCGAAGTTTGAGATTAGTCTCAGCTTCAGCGACAGCGCCAGTAAGGATAGGGACAAACGCTGGGTCGAAGGCCGACAAAGCGGCCAAAGCGTCTGGCAAACTAATTACTAAAGATTTACGAGCGGCTTCCACCACTTCTGGTGGTAAGGCTTCGCGTTCTTGTGTCATAATATATCCTTCTTATTTTAATTGATTGATAGTTGATTCTGCTACTACTGCTAAATCGTTATGCTCTTTCCAGAATGCATAAGCCATTTCACGCCATTCATCGCGCGCAGTTGGATTATCTCGTAAGAAAACCATCTTATCGTGAACTTCGGCGAAACTGCTTCCATAATCGAGACCGATGGTGCCAGTGTTTACACATTTGCTTACTGGATCGCCACGTCCTTTATGGATAAGTGAGTCAAGTAAATCTTTGTGGAAAATAGGCACGCAACCAGAAGCGATAACTTCAGCGTGGCAATATTCAATATTATTACAATGATATTTAGCAGGTAAATTATAGAGATTCGATCCAAAGGCAGATTTGCCTAAACGATACATAGCCTCTTCATTTACGAAGGGTGGTAATAAATATGCGCCAACATGCTCTACTTCAGTGCCATGGACATGCTTACCAGACTCACCATACTCCTTCTCTTGACGGAAGTAGTTGGATACTATACGACGCGTAGATGGGTCATCCACGTCAGTGTATAGGAGGTCCTTGTAACCAATAGAGGCCTCAAGACCTTCTAAGATGGTAATAAATCCACTGTCCATCAAAGCATGCTGATGGAAGTCAATCGCTAGTTTAGGATTTTTCCAACCGGCTGCACGGCCAATCCAGCGCCATACTCGACTATCCTGCTTTTCGATTGGCACCCAATACTTAGCGCGATGCGTGGCATAGTCAAAGCCTAATTCCATCTTAGTGACTGGAGTCGTAACTTCGTTCTTTACTAACCATCGACAAAAGTCGTTTTCTAAAGAGTGGGTTGTAAGAATATCTACATTCTCACAGATTTCTTTTAGATTCGCATTACGTGTAATTGATGCCATTTTATGGTCGTGATTGATAAGCGCCTTACGCACTGTAATCTCTTTAACCATTCTCAAGAATGCTGAGGTTGTCTCATCATCCATTGAAGTAGCAGGCACCGAGTGAAACACCACTAAATCGTAATCTGCGTTGATTTCGTTAGCGATTTGATACCACGAATCTTTACTTTTAAATTCTACTCGATCAAACAAGATGCCTTTACCGCGTGGCCACTTCTTTGTCATTTCAGCGTAGATAGTACCGCCAGCTCCGCGTTGGAGTTGTACCGCAGCCATGGTTACTCCACAGCCCTCAATACCACGTCCCAGAATATGCGCAATACGTGTCATGTTATTCCTTATATAAATGGATTTGTTGATTTTACTTTTACCTTCTTTGTGATAGTATCGGCTGGACGCTCTTTGGTTTTCACCATTTGCTCATAGCCGCAATACCACTCTAAGGCATGTAACTGATCGACCAACCACTCCTTTGTTAGAGGAGATGGAAGGTACGTCAAGTTATACGAATGTGTCGCAAAGAATTTTCTACTGAATACTCCAAGGAGTTCGTCAAGCGACATTTGCTGATACTGGTCGTTCATCGTCTGGTGGACTCCATGTAGTAATAACACCATCGTTATACATTGTATGGTCTAACATCTTGACCATTATGGCGTTACGTAGTGCTTCATCTTCTGTTAGGCCGTTGTCAGTGTAACACTTGACGACAGTCGACCATAAGACACCGTATTTATCTAAATATTTGTTAGCTTTAGCAGGACCTATACCGTAAACGCCTGGCACACCGTCACACATATCACCAGTCATAGACTGTTGGTAATGGAAGCGCTTAGCATCTTCAGGACTAATGTCCATTAAGATGTGTTTACGATTCTTTTTGACGTGTAACATTTTGCCAGGAACGCATTGGAGATCCTTGTCCATTGACACATGAATGATTTCACCTGGATGGCGAGTTGCTAGAATACCTAGCACATCGTCAGCTTCAAGTTTCTCCATCACAAGCGTTGGATAGGATTCAATAACCCATTCACGAAGTGGTTTGAGTAACACAGGCCGCTCAGAGTCTTTGCGGCTAAGTTTATAATCAGGCCAAATATCCTTGCGGAAGTTTTGGTGATGAGATAAACATAACACAAACTCTTTAACGCCTGTATAATTTTGATATTCGCGTATCACATTCCTCACTATTGCTTTGGCTTTATTGATATCTGCTTCAATAGAAACGTTCTCAGTATCCCATACAATCTTTTCTTGGGCTCCTAAGCTCGCTTGATAGAGAATGATATCAGCGTCAATTGCTAAACGCATTTTGCGTCCTTTCGATTTGAAGTTCGTCCAAGATAAAAGCCCAATGGTGCTGTAAATGCCATCGTATCTTTGACGCCATTCGTATACCACTTTTTGCCAGTATGTGCTCTGCCACCGTTGCCCATTTGAGTGCCATGGGTTTGAATAGAGGCCTTACCTGCTGACGATCGAATAGAGGCTAAATGTCCAGATTCAACATTACGTTTTCCTTGGACACTTCCTGTTATCTTTCCTCCTGCTATTTGAGATTTCTTTCGATTCTCGCTATTAGTAGAAGTATTGATAAGGATATTAGCTGGCATTTCGCGTACTAACTCAATTAACAAATCTTCGCACTCTTCAGCGCTCTTCTTTGTAGAGTGAGTATCCACAATCTGAATCGAATAGCCATTAGTAGCCATTTCTTTCCATCTGGTATCACGTTTCCATTTATCGTAAGGACGTGTTACAGAGCCTGAGCCGACGTAAAAGATTTTATTATCACTATTACGCCGATGGATGTAGGTCACTTTCAATGTAAATCCCTTCTCATACCGTCAGTTTCTGTTTCAAGTTGCTGAGCGATGTAACGAAGAGTTGCGATCAAATTGACCGTTTCTTCGCGATATTGTGGGTCTAAGCCACTGTCATTCTTGTTTCGACGGTAATCAAGATACTCTTCAAATACCATTTCAAGTTTCTGAGCGACAGGCGCAACTTCTTGACCATCAACAGATAAATCTACAACTAACTCACCATTCTCAATAAACGGCATAATGTGAATGTGTTTAATTTCCATGTAATTCTCCTATTAATGGCAATCTGCCCAATTCTGTCCAACTTTAGCTTCAGCATCGACGCGGCAGCGCATACCTAATCTTGCACCTGCTTCTTGAGCAGAGGCTTCCATCAAATACGCAAAGTCTTTTGCGATGTCATCTTTTGCGATCGCTTGGATTTCGTCATGGATATGTCCAGCAAACCAAAAGTCATCATTATACTTCCAACCTTTGGCTTCAGCCATTTCACGAGCAACGTTTAGCCATTCTTTAGCGACTACGGCACCAGCACCTTGTAAAAGAGTGTTTAGTGCAGCAAATGCTTTACGAACAGGGATGGTTGCGCCATGTAATAGTTTAATATTGCCACGACCTTCAGCCGCTTTCTTGACATCGTTAGTGAATTTTTCAATCGCAGGAAAGTTCTCGTAAAACTTCTTACGAATTGCTTTACCTTCTTTTGTAGCACCACCAACAATCATGCCGAGCTTAGCGTCACCTGCGCCATAAATCATAGCGTAGATAAGAGTCTTTGCTTGGTCACGAGCGAGCTTCTGTGCTTTTACAGATGAATCGTATACTTGACCTTCAGGTAATGGAGGATGGAATCCTGCCGCTACAGCGTTGGCCCAGTGAATGTCACCACCTAAGATAATGTTAGTATATTCACCATTGTCATATGCACCTAGGTAATGTGCAAAGCATCGTAATTCGATAGCGTTTAAGTCAGTGCCAATCTGTTTGTAGCCCTTTGGAGCATGAAACAGTGCACGACATTCAAGCCCAAATTCTTTACGAGCGCCTGGCACTTGAGCCATGTTTGGCGTTGAGTGCGAGCAGCGAGTAGTTGCAGCACCAATCGTATTGATACGACCGTGCATACGTCCATCTTTACCGACCATAGTCAACCAAGCGTTTTTGCCTTCACCGACCATTCCAATAATCTTATCGATTACGAAATATCGTTTAAGTTCTTTTGCTTCAGGATAGTCTAATTCTTCTAGAACATCCGCGTTAATTTCAGGTTTGCCTGATGGTGTAAATGCTTTTGGTGTCCAATCATATTTCTTTTTAAACCAATAAGCGATATGATCGCGCGAGCCTGGATTAAATTCAATCACAGTTGGCTTTAATGGTTTACCAGTCTTTTCAGAGACACGTTCAATGGTGCGAGTTGGGAAGAGTGTAATCAATTCTTGACGAATTTCTTCACGCTCTGCTGACAACCTTGCATACATCGCTTGTGCCGCTTTGAGATCGAATGGAAAACCTGAATCTGACATATCGATGGTGTTAAACCAAAAGTCAGTTTCAAGTTGTAAAGCGCGCTCACTAAGGTTTAAACCTTTGAGGTATTTGTAAATCGTAACGTTTGTTGAAACGTCTTGAATACAATACTTTAGCATGTCTTCCGTAAACTCTTCAAAATCTACAGGCTTACTCGCTTTATGATTTCCAAGGCGTTCGCCCCAAGATTCAAGTGAGTAGCTGCCATAATTCTTTTGAGAGAGCTTAGGATAACGCTTAGCCACGTCCATTTGATAAATATCAGGATTACTGAGCTTTACCGCAAGGAGAGTGTCAAATGCATTTATATTTTCTTTTAACTTTCCAGGAAAAATCTTCCGAAGTGCTGGAATATCATAGCCAATAATATTATGGCCTGACAGCTCTTCAGCTTCATTTAACATTGGAATAGCTTTTGCGATAATTTCGTCATGTCCAACAAATGAAAATACTTCATCTGTTTCAACATTCTGTATCACGATACAATGGACCTTTGATACGGTGTCCAACAGTCCGTTACTTTCTATATCGAATAATAATTTCATTCGTTCCTATCTGTCTTTGTAGGGTGAAAATATGTAATCAAATCAATCACTTATGTGATAGTTGAGATTGTCTGAGACCGCGACTCTCACGAGTGGCGGTTTCGCCTATTTAAGGCTCATCAGTCAGACTGATTATTTCTTTGCAGCAGGCGCAGCAGGTGCAGCATTAGCAGGTGTCGCTTGCTTTACAGCCTTGACTTCTTTCTTTTTATCAGCTTTAACGATCGCAGGCTCTAAAGCCATTGCGTTAATTGAGAAAAGACTTACTACCGCAGTAACGATAAAAGCATTCATGTTTAATACTCCTAGTTAGATACAAAGAAATGTTTATAAGAAGTAACTACACTTTATACTAAGCCAAATTGTATCGTATATGATACATTATGTAGCTTAGTGATTCATTTATGATACTTTATACTAAGCCAAATTGCTTAGCAATCTTGTTGCGCGCAGTCTTACTTAGTTTGGCTGCTTCATCGCGCGTACCGAAAGGCAATGCATAACCTTCGGCAAGTGTTACAATCTCATGACCACGTTTGCGCAAGGCAGATACAGTGGCTGATACGTTTTTAACTTTATACTTCTTTGCAATAAATGCAGACGTTGCTACGCCTTTTTCTTTGATTGCGCGGATTACGAAGTAGCTGTTTGTGCTCATCTTAAAATTCTCCAAAAGAGTTGTTATTAGAAGTTACTTGTATAAATGTCTCAGTTAAACGTCCAGTGTCACGATTAAAGTAGAGCTTACCGGCTTCGCCAGTTTCACCACTAAATCGATTCTTTAGAACGCGTATTTGAGTTTCATTAGGATTATCACCTTGCTGATTACGCTCCAATCCGATAACAATATCAGAAAGTTGAGCGATAGCATGGCTACCACGAAGTTGCGATAGAGACGTATGGGCACCTTCTTCATGGCCTTTGCCATCAGGTCGTTTTAAATGCGACACTAATAACATACCACAACCGGTTTCTTCTACGAATGTACGCAACATTGTCATTGCTTGGTCGATAAGTCTTCGCTCATCTACGCCTTCCAATCCAGATACTAGAATGGATAGGTGATCAAGAATAACCCAATTACAGCCTAAACCTTTTACCATGTAACGGAGTTTATTCATTAAATGCTCAACTTCAGAAGAACCGAAGTGATCGAATAAGAATACTCTACCAGTACCAAGTGTTTGGTCAAATGCTGTACGTAATTGCTCTTGACTTACGCCTTCACGTGACAGATGTAATGGTTTATCAATCGCTAAGCCCATAAGGCCTAACGCTGTTCGACGTGGATTTTCTTCCAACATCACCATGCCAACTGTTTCACCGAGGTTTAGTAAGTGATGGGCAATTTCACGCATAAACGCCGATTTACCGATGCCTGATCCAGCCGTAACTGTAACCAACTCACCGCGTCGACAACCATGCGTCTTTTCATTGAGCGCCACGAATGGATACTCAACTGAAAGCGTTTCATCTTCATGAGAAATCAACTCCCACAAATCTACACCTGCAATAATACCGTCAGGTCTAAATGACTTTGCATCCCAGAAGCATTTCATCAATTCTTCAGAACGCTTAGCCATCAACATATCATTAGCGTCTTTCAACGGCAATGATGCAATACGTGCTTTGCCTGGTCTAAGGACTTCTGCACACTTCTGAGCAGCGTCTCGACCTGGCGCATCGCTGTCAAACATGATAACGACGTCTTTCCAACCATCAAGCCATTCAATGTTATTGCGAAAGGCTTTAACGGCAGATTGAGCGCCGCTTGGCACAGATACGACTGGGAATTTTAATCCCATAATCTGAGCCATTGATAACGCGTCAATTTCACCTTCAGTAACCACAAGCGAAATCTTATCGCTTGGCTTACCAAATAGATTTTGACCAAAGAACGACAAATCTTTGCCATCACCAATAATATTGAAATTCTTGGCGGCATCGCGCGTCTTTGCTGCGACAACTTGTCCATCCTTGTAGTAAGGATAGAGATGGACCACTTTGCCGTTGAGTTGGCCTTTGCGAACGCCATACTTCTGACACGTCGCTTCAGCAATACCTCTAGCGGCCAATGGTTCCACTTGTCCATCGAAATACGGATTCAAAAGTGGAGTCGTGGCGTTCATAGTTTGCACTTTGTTATCTGACGTTTTACGCGTAGATACTTGACATGAAAAACAGAAGGTAGAGCCATTACTATAAATAGCCTTTGCATCCGACGAACCGCAAGATTCGCATTGTTCGTGTCGTAGAAATTTACTATCTTCCGCTTCCATTACTTATTCCTTTATCCATTCAACAGGTATTAGTTTATCCGCAAACTGAAAGCCGTGTTTTCTACACCAATCTGCATACGTTGTAGCAGATGATTTAGAGATACGAGCGTTCGAGTTTGAGAACACGAAACGAATATCCATAGTGGGATTCTGTTCTTTGACAAGGAGATGTTTCTGTCGATCAGCCGTTAAGAAACGACCTTTAGTTTCGATGATAATGCCATTGGATAACACAAAGTCAGGCGTATAGCGATGCTTACGCTCTGGCTTAGTATAATACAATACAGTTTCTTCGAAAGTAAAGGAGACGTTTAAGTTCGTCAGCTGATCGGCAATCTTCTCTTCTAATCCACTACGATATGCGTATTTAATAGCAAGTTGTTTAGAAGTCAGGCGAGTCTTTGCCATCGTCTGTCGATCCGTTGTCTTCTGCTTCGTATCCATCTTCAGCTTCAAACTTAGCGCCTGCACCATATTCAACTAATTCGATAATCTGAACGTCATTGAGATATAGTGAAACACCCACGTTGATACCAGTCATGTATGGATTAATTGCAGTAGCAACTTTCGCAACCGTGCCAGACGATACTTGTAGCACTTTGTTAATTACTTTGCCTTTGGCATCGTATAACTTAGGTGCACGCTTTGACTTAAATTTAAATACGATATTGCCAGTTTCTTGGCCTTGATCGTCCAACTCAGGTGAGAAAGGCATATTTGCCTTAGCCATCTTTGTTGCGCCGTACTCGGTAATAAAAGCGTCTTTACACATAGTCATCAGCGGTTCAGCGGTCTCGGCTGGTACAATCAAGCTGGTCTTATACACACCTTCAGGATTGTATCGTGTATCTGGCTTACCAATGTAAGGCCATGACAATACACCTTTTGGTGTTACTGTGGTTTTTAGTTTTGCCATCTAGGCTCTCCATGTTATTGAAAAAAGAGTGCTACGGGAGCTCTCTATATAGGATCCACTTGCGCCAGGTCACTCTTGAGCTTCGCGATCTGCTCGACGTAGGCTGTAATCTTGCGATCACATTCCTTAATCTTACGTTTTCGCACTTGCGCAATAGTGTTCTGATAATCTTTGGATTTTTGGTCTATTCTAAAAGATACATTTTGCATCTTATTTACTGCCTCAAAGATCTGTGGATTTGCTTGCAATTCTTTATCGATTGCACGCAGTTCGCGATAAGAAAGACGCTTCGATTGAATCAAAGGATTTCCTCGTTGCGCGTCCGCTGTTAGATATCCACCATCAAACACTGAAGTCCATGGCTGCGGTTTACAATACATTGGAACGTCAGAGATTACTTGATTTAGTGGAACCTTTGCTAATCGCTCACGACCTAACTCAGTAAGGTGGACGGTGTAAAACGTCTCAACCTCACCTTTAGCGTTACGCTCACGAACCATTGATTCGGAGAATAGCGTTGTTAGTAATCGCACTGATCGTGTAACCAATCTATCGATCACTAAGAACTTATACTTAGGTAAGATAACACGTTCTTCAGGAGGAAGCGTGCTACGTAAATACCTTTGAATAAGCAGGCGATCTACGATAAACTGATAATTCACGGATTGATGCGTTGTTATCATAAGTCCTTCAAAGATAGCGCGAATGATAAGTTCAGCCATAACTGGCGTTTCAATGCTAAACACTAATTTTTGATAAAGTAACGCATTATCATCTTTAGGATCTTGCATCGTTGCGTACCACTTTGTAAGAGATTCGCTTAGCGTTTGAATTTCTTCAGAGAAGGTCTCTTGAAGACTGTTCATAAGTTCAGTCTTTTCAAGTCTACTCTGTTTTACTAAACGAATCGCTTCTAACTCTCTTTGGATTTGTTCTTGTTTTATACTCATATATTCCTAACAAAATAGAAAGGGTGAAGTTTTCGCTTGCTCTGGATCCCAAGTGTTTACAGTCAAATTGGTTGTTGAGAAAATCTCATCGCCAACTTGCTCGTTCAATTGTGTAATTAAAGTCTCTAATGGCATTTGCTGAACAAGAAGTGTAAACTGTTCACGCAACGCTTTAGATAAGTCTTCACAATCTGCCGGATGTGATGCAAATGAATCGTGAATACAGACGATTGGAAAATCGCATGTTCTTACTACCATTCGCACTAGCGTTGCGTCTAATGAGTGCACCCAATTAGGTGGCATTCCGTTAGCTGCTTTACGTCCATCCTTTTCGTTTGGGTCTAGCCATTCATAGCGACGCTGAATCTTTTGACTGATTAGTTCGCCAGTCTCTTGGTCTGCCATTTGTAAACGAAATTGAATCTTTTCACGTTCGCGAGAGCCATAAACTTGGTCTACTCTAAATCCATCAGGCGTCATCCAATGTGCGTGTCCATCTAAATGTTTAGGACACGATTGGAAAAAGTGTAAGAGATTTAGCGCCGCAGGTAAACACTTATCACAGGCGTCCATTACTAGACGGCCAAGGTAATCAGCAAGCATGCGATATAAACTAAAATCGTCTAACTTCGCTAAAGTGGAATCTATAACTAAATCCTTACCTTTGCGGGCTAAGATGGCGTTATAGAGTGCTAAGCGATCTTCAACAGAATCAGGCAATGGGAATGGAGGATTGTTTTTCTCCATATTGCCTTGCAATTCGTCTAGAATATAACCAACTGCACTTCTAAACGTCGCAGAATACGGCAATGTCATTACCACTTTCTTTGTAAATCGACGACCAAAGGTTTCGCTATTCTCACGCATGTGGATAGCAAATACATCGTTATCGTTTGCATAAGATTGCTTGACCATATTCAGCACCGTCAGATACACGTCTTGGCGCTCGCCAGTGTCGACGAGGTTGACTAAGCGTCCACCTTCGAGGTCACGAGCGACCGCTGAGAGAATCTGAAGACCTGAGCATGTTGCGTCCATTGCAATAGTGATATCTGTTGGATAATCAAATGGAGCGCCAGACTCTACAGCCTCTACTGCAACAGTAGCGCGTTGTAGAAACAGTGCAGGCTCATCTTCACCCATTACGACGTCAGCAAACCATTGAGATTCAATAGGATTGCGAACGGCTTCGCGAATATTAGCCCAATTTTCAAGCGTCCATTCGACACGCTCAGAGAAACTCTTCTTACTCTGGCCTGCAGCTGAAGCGATTCCCCATAACAACCATTTAAATCCCATCTCGGTGAGCGGCTTCTTCTGGCCTAAGGTTAACATTACCTTAATGTCATCACCCATTTGAGGATTCATATGTGAGCCGCGATAATACAAACGACCACGGAAATCCATACTGACGCGATAGTAAAACTCGTTGTCACCTAAGTCGATCCCAAGAGTGCTAGCACGTCGAGCGTTATCCATTCGAGCCGCTAAAGATCGCTTTTCAGCGCGAACGGAGTTTAATGCTGTATATAACTCGCCTATTTCTTTCTTTATATTACGTGCCATATTCCTCCTTTAATAATTATGTAAGACGCCTCACGGCGTTTCGTCCATTAGGACTCATCAGTTACATTGTTTGTAGCTTAGGCCACCATTGCGGTGCCTTAGTTGCGTGTGCCCATTTGGCAAACTTCGCTTTAGCAATAACATAATACTTACGATAAGCATCGATGGTGTCATCCATCTTACACTCGTCAGGCATACATTGAGGTGGATTGCTCCACTCTCCTGTAGGCATGCCAAGCGGCGCTGACCATAAATCTTTAATAATCGCTTCAGTCTTATGGGTTTTATTATAGCGCTTCGTATACTCACGGCATAAGCTCAATCCTAATGCTCTTAGCCATGCATAGTGAAGCGTGTTATCGCCTGACCACAGCGTTGATGGATGCTTTTGATGCGTTGGTTTGTATGGAGGATTTTCGAGTCCATAACGAGCTTGGACCGAGCTCATCATTTGAGCCGTTTCGATGATCATCTTACACACATGTTTATCACAGTGCATTTCTGCGGCCTTTACAGGATCCGCGTCAAGATAGAATATGTTAATGATTTTCTCCTTGTATAGGTAATCCATCTGGTGGAACATTGCGCCACTCATTAGCCGCACCTTCCTTCATCGTATAACGATGCGTTGCGAGATATGTTGCAATCCTTGCGCGCCAATATCCATCAGGATGGGTACGTCTAATTAAGTCAAGCATTTCAAATGGATTCATATCTTTTCCTATGCTTTACTTTACGACTCTTTAACTTCTGCTTCTTACTCAGAATCGGCTTGCTTGTAGCGAATCTTGCCGCGTACTTCGCCACGAGGTTTCGCTTGAGATTCATCTAACTCTCCTTTATATTTAATATAGAGATAAGTCGCCTGATTGCCCTCGAATCCAAAGCAGTAGTCAGTCATTTCGATCTTGACCATCTGCCACCATTCTTTGACACCAAACTTCTTTTCCCATTGTTTCGTTTCCCATGGCATATGCTCATGCATCCATGCTTTCACTTTATTCAAGTAAACGCCTGATGGCTCGAGATTGTGCGATTTCACAGGATACCTAGTGAAGCCGTCTACGCTTACGTTCTTTCGAGCGCAATGCGAGCCTACGGCCATAGCTTTACCTTGAGGTCCGGCCATATTACTCCTTACGTGAGTTCACGAATACGAACTAAACTTTTCGCAAAGTAGTCAGTATCGCGTTCACATCCGCTAAAGTTACGCTTGGCGTTAGTAGCCGCAATCGCTGTTGAGCCGCTGCCGCTAAAGATATCAAGCACAGTGTCACCTTCGTTAGTGTATCCTCGAATAATGCGATCGAGAATTTCTACAGGCTTTTGAGTAGGATGCCATTTACAAAACTCCTTACTCATTGTATGGTTGTTCTTTTCCCATACACAAGTAGGAATTGTGCCTTGTGCATACTCTTCACCAGTTCTTGGATTACTCTTCTGTTTGCGTTCAATTCTAACCGCATCAGCGTTGAATAGAAAGTTATCACCTTTCGACCAGCACCATACGTATTCATGTTTGCGCGCAAAGTTTGTTTTACTTCTACCACCCCAGTTGTAAGACCAGATAAGCTCATTTTGTGAAGTCAATAGAGGGTTTTCATCTGTTTGAAGTTTATACTTAATGAACAGATTTGTCTTGAGTGTGCCAAATACAGCTAACATGCGATTAGGCTTCAGAACTCTAGAACATTCAGTTGTCCATAGATTACACCACTCTAGATAGTCTTGCTCAGTTTCCCAAGCAGAATCCCAACCTTTGCCGCCGTCATATCCAATAAAATATGGAGGATCAGCGATTATCAAATCAATAGAGTTATCTTCTAGCGAAGCTAAATGCTCTAAACAGTCAGTATTTACTAAATTTATCATTTTATCCTTTATAATCAATTAGTTATGGGCTAGTTGGCCACTTGGCGTCTGCCAAGCGGTCCATTAATAATACCTACGATAATACTGTCGTACGTATGGACGTGATACTCTACAGTAACTGCAATAATAGTGTGGATATGATGAATATCCATAATATGGTGTAGAAGTATACGTGGTCGTGCCACATGCGCTCAGTAATAAGGTAATTACAAACGCTATAACGTATTTCATGACATATCTTCCTTATCTCGAATACCTATAAATGATGGGAATCTTGGAGCCTCGATCATACCTACTTCAAAGTACTTGTACTTGCAGATTTGACCGATCATTTTGTTTCGTTGCTTCCAAAATTTCTCACGCTCTTCACGACTAAAGCCGCCACCAACGCCAAACTCTACACCATTCGGCATACGGCAAATAAACTTACCTAATGCATTCTTTGGTGTACGATCTTTTGTTGTAACCTCTTCGACATAGCCAATGATTTCGGCTTCCGCATCACTAAAGCGTTTCACTTTCAACAAGTGACCTTCAGTTACGCTAGAGCGACCAAGTTTGTATGGGCCATCTAAAGAGCGTAACATTACACCTTCAAATCCTTCCATCAACCACTTCTCTTCGATAATGTCTAAGCCACCTAGTGAGGTAAGCTTGACGTGTTCGACAATCTTCAAGTGCTTGCTCTTTGCTTTCGTAACGATACTTTTAGCAACCGCTAAGCGAGTCTCAAAGCCAGCGCCTTCAGCAGCGATGTCAAAGACGTGAAAGACGAAGTCAGGCTCACCATCTTCAGACATTACGCCTGAAGTGGAGTTGGAAAACGCCTTTGGGTCGTTTGGCGCGCCAACGATCAGCTCACCATCCAACCAATTGAATTCCTTACGTCCTAAGACGCTTTGAATATACTGATTGCGAATCGGCTTGCCGCTACGTGATAGCGCTACGCCATCTCTAACGATGCAGCGAATGCCGTCCAATTTGCGCGATGCAAGTGCAGGAAATTTCAACTTTTCTGGTTTAAATACAGACGCCAACATTGGCGTAAATTCTTTACTTTTCATAAATCTCCTTTTCATAATATAGTCACGCATAGCGAATACCATACGTGTGTTAAAGACAAGCGGCAGCGTTATCGCCTGGTCGGATATGTGACCGCTTGTTTCGTCCATTAAGGACTCATCAGTTTAACTTTGTTGGAAACCAATAGGATCGCTATCAATCAATGGCTTAAATCGAGCACATAGTGCATTCTTAAGTTTCGCCATCTTCTTACCGATCTTTGATGTCGCGTTCTTTTGCGCTCCTTGATCGATTAGCTTTTGAATCTGTGCAACACTTAACGATTTAATTTTTGGTTTACCATTACGAGTAATGTTACCGTTCTTTTGCTTCTTTACTGTGTTTGGTTTAGTTGCCATTTTTCTTAGCTTCCTTTTCTTGATGTTTTTTAATAAATAGGTAAATCTCTTTGTCTTGCATACCGACAACAGAGGTTTCTTTCACCAACTTCTTACGGCGCTTCAGCTCTTTCATAGCAGCTGCCATACCTTCGACAGTGGCAAGGACATAATCCTTACCATTCTCTTTAGTTTCATAAACGACAAATTTAGGCATTCATTAGGTCCTTTACTGGAGTGCCACGCGGCTCTTTAGCGCAATCAGCGCAGTTGCAGAGATAAACGTCTTCAAGACCAGCTAACGCCTCTTTAAGTGAGTCGTATCCTTGATTATGGCTACCACTATTTTCATAGTCGTAACTATATCCATAGCGTAACCATACAAAATACGTCGAACTATCGAGACCGTGATAAACGTCAATCGAATCTTCATCGATATACTTTTGGTATTTCTTTGGGATTTTGAATTTAGGCATGTTACCCTCTCACGTGGATGTAGATGTCAAAACGACTACCACCAGCGAGTTTCAAATAGCCACCATAGCCGTACTTGTAACCATTGACTGGCCCACGAGCACGAATGGTGACACGATAGCGAGGATAGCCAACTTCATTACAGTGTTTATCGAAACGCTTGCGCCATTTCTCATCACGTGCATTGTTGTCGTTGATCGACTTTACAGTGGACTTGATGGCTGCAAGAGCGAGCCTATCCTCTTCAGAGGTGAGCGTAGGAAGCGTAGCGACCCATGAGGCCGTTCTTTGTTTATTTATAATCATGTATTTCCTTTAATAATTGAATTGCGAATAATGTTATCGCATAGTTTTCTACTTTAAGATACTCATCTAAATCGTCGAAGCCATCCTTAGTTGCTGTCGAATCTCGAACATAATCTAAGGAATTCTCCATAAAATTAAGATACATGGCATCAGCCATCTTTTGAGCATGCCTTTCATGTTTCATTTTCATAGTATTCCTTTTATTAAAAGTTGTGATCGTAGTAAGCGCGTGGCTCTTTGTCTAATGCAAAGCGCATACCTTTGTATGTCCAACGTTCAGGATTACGCTTTGTACGGCGAATCTTAAACACTTTACCTTTAGGATCGACTGTGATTACACGGCTGCCGAAGTGAGTGCAGATGACGCTAAAGCCGCCTGGCACAAACGTTGGCATGTCATTTGGATCGTTTTCGTGTCGCATTGCGCGAACTTCTAAGCAATTATCTGATACAACACGTAATACTTCATACGGATTGATATCACTATACGCGTAATGTGTAGCGTATAGCGTACCATTTAGAAAATTCATGCGCATAGCGGATGGATCAGCCATCTCTGCTCTTTGCATTTCTAAAATCTTCCATGCAGGAAGTCCTAACTCTTCTTCGAGTTGTTCTAACAATTTACTCATCGTCATACTCCTCTTCATCATCGTTATAATCACTTGGATCGAGATCGATGGCCACTTTACCAAAGTAAAGGACACCATCAACCTTTTCGCATATAAATGGTTTAGTAAATACATGCACTCTTCCATCGTGAGACGCTTCATCGATATCTACATTGTCCATATCTTGGACTCTAATGCAACCAATTAAGCCTGCATCAACTGGATATTGAAAACCATCTTTGTCATAATAAGTGCCATCACCATAGATAGTGGTAAATGAAACGAATTCGCGTCCATCAGCAAACCTAAATCCGCCGCTAAGACATTGCTCACCACTAATAGTGATTTTACAGAATTCATCCCATGAATCTTGTAATACGTAGCATAAATCACCAATGTAGTAAGTGCCAGGTTCCATATACACCTGTGGATTGTTTAATACTTTCATAATATTTATTCCTTTATAATATCATCGTTAATTACCCACCCTTCGGCGAGTAGTGCTGCTCTACCTTGCGGTGTTTTAGCTCTACAGTTTATCGCATCATGAATGCTATCAATTTGCGATTGCAACCATTCTTTGCTATTCCACTCTTCAGCGCTAGCAAAGCGTGGTCTAAATCCGTAGTAATCTTTGTGAAAATCAGAGAAAATGCCTTGCAGTTCCTCAAGTTTCGTATATTCCATTTTATTTCCTTTATAATAAGTCTGTTTCGTTCTTTAGAACTCATCAGCATGGACACACATCCATGTACAGGACAGATTGATTACCGCTCAACCTGTCAAAAGCGCTCGTATTTCGTCAACAAAGGGAGTCAACTGATACAAGGTCGTTGTTTACCGTAATGGCGGCTCCAACGGTGGCCGTAAGACTACTGTCGTGCAAGTTATTGATTTGCACAACAGTAGTTTCGCCGAATGCACGGCTCATCAGTTACGGTGAGTTGTCAAAATCTTTTAAGAAATCTCCAAAGTGAGAGTCTATCCATTCATATGGATCGCCTGTTCTCGCCTTCGCCACTCCATAAGGCATTTCATTGCCTTGGCAGTAGTAGTCAAAAAGAGCGTTGAATAGATCAACTGTCAATCCTTGTCCATCACGAAAGCGATTAATGTCGATCGCATAGCGGCGGTTTAATACTTCAAAATCTTTTACGTTCATAATGTATCCTTTACATATTCATACAGACCGCATTCACGGCATCTCAATTCTTCTTTAAACCATTGGCGAAGAATGCCTTGCACCTGTGGCTGCGTGTCTAAGATCGCACGAATGTGATCGTCTGACATTTCAGCCATTGGAACGTAACGCTTCGCTTGGTCACCTTTGGGACCGTAGGTGCCCCAATGCAAACTTCTCCTGATTACATCGAAAGAATCGTCAGAATAAACAGACAACTCATCGTATGGAGCGTCTTCATGGACGTTACGACGAAGATAGTCAGTGCCACCATCAACCATATATTCCTTACCATTCTTATCGATGTAAGTGCGGTAATCATGTCGATTAATGGAGCGTAAGATCGTACCATCAGGAGTACGGATTTGGTTTAATACAATAAATCGTTCAGTCATAGTATTCCTTTATATGTCTACTTTTATTAAATGTTCGCAGTTTTTATAATGCCACCATTTAGCGGCCTGTGAGACGCGATGACATTCTAAACAGAGCTGAGGTCTTGCGGCGTTCTTGCCACCAAGCGGTGCAATACTTCGCAGTTGACCCGACTCTTTGGCGATTTTTCCTGCGCGCTTTCCTTGTGCAACTCGAACAGAGTGTGGCTGATTTTTAGCGCCAAGTTTAGCGCCATTTCGGTACGCATCTGTATGTTTTGAGCGCTCCTCTTTGTTTGTAAAGAAGTGTTCGCCTTTAGTTAGACGATCGCGAGCAATAGTATTAGATTTTGTTACCCATGGATTGCCAACGTTTGGACGATGCTGATCCAAGTTAACGCCACTGTTCTTTAACGAGTCGAATAACGCTCTTTCCAGTAAATATGGACTCACATTATCATCTTCATCTACTTCGATCTGTGCGATAACATTAATGGTTGGGCGAATTCCACTATCTTTCCATAGTTTCCTAGGCCAACCGCTTGTGTTGTACGCTCTAGTTGAATGTTTATGGCATCCAACATAGTAATAATCAGGACGCAACTCGTGCGTGGCTACGTATAAATCAAATTTCATATACAACTAATCTCCCACTGTTCATCCACTCTGCGAATAAACCTTTAGAACGTAGTAGTTCTGTAATCTTAGGACTTACACCAAACTCCCAATCGGGAATTCGGTATCCATCATAGTAATCACACCATAGATAAGATGTAGCCTCTTCAGCAGAAATGCTAAAGTTGCCATTATCGTCGGAGTGCTCATATACTGGACATCCTAATTTTTTCAAAGCCGTAAAGGCTGCTTTATATTTCATTTTCATAATGTTTCCTTTGTGTTGTTTAAAATTTCGTCATGAAATGCTAAGAAGTCTTTACATAGATTTCTCATTCGCAAAAACGCGCTACGCTCATGCTCATTCATATCAAGCGACTCTACATCATACGCTTCGCTCATAGCATCTACACACTGTTCAAGTGCGCTTTCGGTATTTTCAAACATGCAATAAGACATGTTAGGTGTATTACTCATTTTAGTTTCCTTTATAATAAATGTTAAAGACCGCCGAAGCGGTTTCGTCCATTGAGGACTCATCAGTTTAACTTGCGTTCATTACAGCGATTAACGTATCTTCATACGCTTTGACGAAATAACGTGTCTGTTCTTGCTCAGTCAGGTATTTACTTGAGCGAGCCATAAACTCATCACGTGCTTCGTCCATACGAGCTTCTAATACGCTCATATCTCCATTACCAACTTCCAACCATATCTCATAAATACGGTGAAGTGATGTATGAAGTTGAGTCAATGCCATAGAAATCATAGTATCTTTTACAGTCATAATATTTCCTTTATATTAAAGATGGTAAACTGTGACCATCATGCACATATACAAGAGAGCGAAAAGGAGAGCGAATAACACTGTCCATACGAGAATCTCAAAGAAGGAAGGATCGTCATGGAAGTCCATTAGTATTTTCCTTTTGAGTTGCGTGGATCAGCACACCAACCATCTGCATTGGTGTCGTCATTCGAAGCGAAGGAGATCTTACGCTTGAATCCTTTAGACTCTTCTCCATCGAATAGCAGTTTAGCAGATTTTGAGATCGGCATAATTGTATTCCATAGAGATACTAACGAGTCAAGCATACCATCAGAATAGATGGATAGCACAACATCGTGATATTTACATAAGGCTCTGAATGCGTCAGAAGTGTATGTTTGATCGTCAATGACAATCGTAAATAAATCGTTTTTCATAATAATTTCCTTTTAATCTAAGACCACTTTCGTGGTTTCGTCGTTACCGACTCATCAGTTAGATATAAATCCTACAATAGCGCCAATAGGGAATATAAATATTCCGCATACTCGTGTAAATGTAAGACCATTTACTTCTTTCATCTTTATCAATCTATAGATATTTATAAGATACCCACTAATCAAGATTACAGACACCGCACATGCGGCGAAAAACCAGAGAATTTCCACTTTATTCATTTCCTTTTCACTTTGCTAATAAGAATAAACCAATATTACTAAATGCGTAACCAGTGTATACGATTAAGTTTGGTAAGGATCCTTTAAAATATTGATCCACGCCGATACTAAAATATACAAGTCCAATGATAATGATTAAGTATTTCATTTCAAACATTATAAGTCCTCCACGGCTAGCATATTTGAATTGCCAGCGAAGATTTCTTTAAACGCTTTGATGAGTTCATCATCGTTGAGCTTATAAGTAAAGCTTGAGGTATCACACTCCATATGGATGGCGCTTACCATCCCTGCACGGTTAAAACCGTTATATAGTTTCTTATTCATAATAATTTCCTTTCAATAATAATAATCTAAGACCACTTTCGTGGTTTCGTCCTTACGGACTCATCAGTTAGATGTTATTCAAAGTAATCAAGTAATCCAATAGATCGATCGATTTCTCGTGTCATATTGCTAATACTTGTCTTACGTCGTGCTGTAAACACATTTAAGTTTACTTTCTTTTGTCCAATACGCTTTGCTTCTGAATATGTCATTAGCTCTTCTTTGTATGAACCTTTGTTACCAGTTCCAGTTAATGGAAATATTCCCCAGCACTTAGCTAAATACTTAGCATCGCCTGTGTCATCATACTTCTCCTTATGAGGACGATTAACTTCACAAAGATGATTCTTAAGAATCGCACGTGATGTGATTTTCTTTGCTTTGTCAGGATCAGTAACGTTGTAGATTTCTGTTAAAATCTTACGTAAGTTACCAGTTGAGATGTCAAATTTAGATGCTAAATCTTTTTCGATTTTCTTAATCTGTGTTGATGAGATTTTCATAATAATGTTTATTTCTTAATAAGTGTTAATGTTTGTTTCAATAAAATTTACTACGTCTGTTTCAGCGCATGCCCCATCATAGCATATATTGAACGTGCTATACAGAGCTTTCTTGCTTACTGCAGGTTGTTTATCCAATGGAATTTGCTTAATAATAGCGAATAACCATTCTTGAACTTCTTTAGTTTCGTCGACATAATCGTCTAACTTTTCTAAACCTTCTTGATAAGTCGCTTTACGATTATCTTTTGCTTCTTGTTTAATGCGTGGTAAATCGTTAGCAATAAAGTCGTCTGCACGCTCATGATCAGCTTGAATTTCTTCAATTGTCATTCCAGTGCGTTCTTCTTCATCAAGCTCATAGCCTGCTTCAGCAACAATTTCACGCTGAGGTTTAGTTAAACTCTTCAGAACTTCTTTAATTTTAACTTTCTCACCATCTAAGATTTTAGGAAGAAACTCTTCTTTAATCTCATCAGATTGATAAGCTAATTCTCTTAACGAAGTAAAGCTTAATTTGACTTGAGATAGATTTGCATCCATGCCAAGCATTTCAACCACTTTAACAGCGTTTGTGGCTGCGCCTTGACTTTTATTAGCTGCTTTGCAGAACTCAGTAAACGAGGCATATTTAATTATTTCTTTAGAAATATTTGTTTTGCGAGGTCTACCAACGTCTAAAGCAAACATATCATGCGCCCGTTTGAGATACTTAGCGTATTCATATTGGTCCATAATACTACGATCTTCGATATCTTGCATAGCGACTAAATAGTCATCAAGAATCTCATCACGCGTTAATTGAGGCATTTTTACTACATTCATAAGATTTCTCCTTTGTGAATAAAAGAGGACTTTTACGTTGTCCTCGAAACGGATCAGTTCGATTACTTTTACATCGTTCTGCAGATCACTGGCTCGATGTTATACTTGTGCATAAGACCGTATCACTACGGTTTCGTCTATTAAAGACTCATCAGTTATGCTGATTATTCGCCAAACTTACCAAGACGAGCTTGAAGAGCGGCAATTCGTGCTTCTACGCGAGCTTTCGCTGCGGCAACACGTTCTGCTTTCTTAGCTTCACGTTCTTGACGTTTTACGTCGTTTTGCGCTTTCATGCGCTTAATCAGTGAAACCTTGAAAATCTTCGCTTCGTCAGAAAACTTAGCATTCTTATAGCCAAGTGAAGTTACGATTTCGCTCAATTCTTTGAAATCTTCAGTTTCACCTACTGTTTTGGTTTCTAAAACCATTTTAGTTTCAGTTAATACGAATTTGTCGTTTTGAATAGTTACAGTTAATTGGTTTTTCATAATATATTTATCCTTTAAGTTAATATGAAATGGTTATTATATAATATTAATTTAGTTAATATAAACCAGTAATCGATAATCGATATTCAGTTATTATCTAATTATATTAATTCCAGTAATCTCGCCAGTTATATTATAAGTAATACACTTATATTATATTCAGTTAATATCTAGAGATATTCAGTAATAATATTATATTTCTATAGGTAACCTATTTGACCTTTTTATCGTTTAGAATCAACAACTTGTATCAGCTTCCCGTAAAGTCATATAACTGATTGATTTATAACAGGGTTTTGATGCAAGTCACCAAGGTCACTCGGTGCTCTATTTCTATAGGTAACCTTTTTCAGTAAAATATCGTTTGAAATCAATACTTTATAAAGACTTCCCGTAAAGTCACACAACTGATTGATTTATAACAGGTTTTTGATGCATGTAGAATATCGTTTAGAATCAATAACTTGCGCCCATGAATAGTCGTTTAGAATCAATAACTTATGAGCTAGTAGCGATAGGAAAAATCGTTTAGAATCAATAGCTTATGAGATACAGCACCGGCAGCACCGGTGTAACAGTATCATGGGAGTGTCTTGGAGCACCGCATGTGGATCCTATATAGACACTACCAGGGGTGGATTTAAAAGTCACATATTACGACCGACGGGCAGTAGTCTCAATGAAAGGCATGTCCAATACATGGTGCAGTACGTAAACACTAATATTGGAGATTCTGGCTTGATCTAAGATACACAGCGATCAAGTGTCCATGACAATCTTTGAGCTGCTATGTGTGACTCCTAAATCCACTCTCGACGTAATCCTATATGGGATCCATGCGATGTGGATCCTATACAGAGAGGGCCGGTGGTCCAAAGATATCCCTAGTAGCCTCCCTATAGGAGTCTATAAGATCTATTAGATCCCTATAGACCCTTAGGAGATGCTAGAGAGAATCGTAGGAGATAGTTCTATTATTATCCTATAAACTACTTAGCTAAGTCCTAGCAAACAACCTGTATAACATAACTATAAGATATCCTAAACATGAATAACACAAAGCAGCAGTTTAACGTATTTGAGCAGAAGTTACACCAAGCATACGTCAAGTATGGTCTGGCTTACGAAGGTCCGCCAAGACACCTATCACTAGAAGAGAAGAATTACAGAATAGCATGCTTGTTCGAAGAAATCGAAGAATTTGCCCAATCTGATACTCTAGTAGACCAGTATGACGCCTTACAAGATTTGTTAGTATTCACTATCGGTACGATGTATCGTATGGGTATGCCTATGTCAGAAGGATTTGACGCAGTAATGCAGGCTAACCTAGCGAAAGTGCCTGGTAGCAACCCTCATAAAACAGATAAAAACCGTGCCGAATACAAAGGCATCGATTTAGTCAAACCTGACGGTTGGACCGGTCCAGAAGACGCTTTAGCAGAAATCCTAATAAATCTTTCCGTTCGTAAAAAGGCTGGAAACGCTGATTCCGGCGTTGAAGACCGCCCTCATGAAACCTTATACGGAGCACTGAATTATGCCCAAGAGCCATGAGCATTACTACACCACAGATATAACGCTTGGAGAGTATATTGAGCGTGCCCAGATGGATGCTGACATCGCGAGAAACAAGATTGCAGAAGAGCACTGGAGAGCGCAAGAAGAAGCAAGAGAGCGCAGGGACCAAAGGTTGCAGGCCTTATTAGCCGAAGATCGCCCATGCGTCAATTATGATTTATCACAATCTGAGAATATTATGAATACTACACAAAGAGAATGTAAAGTAGCCACTAGCGATAAAGTTGAATTTATTGAAGGTTTGGCCCCAAAGTTCGATTCTGGTAAAGTTCGTTTAGATTTATTACCAATTCGTCCTTTAAAAGATACCGCCGAAGTTTTAACCTATGGTTTAAACAAATATGGTAAAGACTCCTGGCGTGAAGGTGAGATGATTAAGTGGTCTAGAGTATATGCATCTCTACAACGCCATTTATTTGCCTTTCAATCTGGTGAAGATTTAGATCCAGAAACAGGTTATTCACATTTGGCTCATGCCGCTTGTAATATCCTAATGATGTTAGAACATACCTATATCAATCCGCAAGGTGATGATAGAGCGACTACTGCAAAAAGGTATAATGACTAATATGTTTATTACTACACCCTATAATGTTAATAGTATTAGGCAAATCTTTAAAACACTTTCTCCTGATGAGAACGGTATGTTAGAGATTATTAACGCCTCATTTATTGCTGATGAAGTATCTATATTCGGTACTGTTAATCAGGATTGGAATAGTAGAGAGTTATCCTGGTATAAGAGTCAATCCTTAAATGTAAAGGATATACCCGCTCCTATACCTACTATCTGGAAAGATATATCAGGAGTAGACGGTAGTATTAATAGTAACTACGGTTATCTTATCTGGTCCGCTAATAACGGTAACCAGTACAAGAACAGTATAGCTATACTACAGGCGGATAGGTCCAGCCGACAGGCTAGCATGATCTATACCAGACCGTCTATACATGTAGATGCTACCGCCTACGGTAGGAAGGACATGATCTGTACATACTCTGTACAACTCCTTATCCGTGATAACCAGCTACACTATCTAGTATATATGCGGTCTAATGATGCCGTCTTTGGATATAAGGGTGATAAGGCTTGGCATGACCACGTACACGCTACCGCTCTATCAGATCTACAGGTCACGTACCCAGATCTAGAGTTAGGTACTATGTTGTGGAACGCCGCCTCTTTACATGTATATCCTCGTCACTTACATTTAGTGAGTGAAGCGTAACGTCTTAAGTCTTATGTTATCTGTTACTTACCGGTCCGTCCGTTAATGCGTTCAGTATGTGGCTACCTCGAAAAAGAGTTGGCGGCTATTCGCAAAAAGGGATGAGCCGGCTCGTAATCGACGTGTTGCATTTTTTCATTTGCGTC